TTTGTCTTGCTGTGATTGTGTGTCTTTAATTTCTCCCGTAGCTATTGCCGGATTGAATCCCTTTTCTTTTAGTATCTCATATAAGGGATTAATAACTTGTGTCCAGTTGCTGAAGACTATCACCTTACTTGTAGCATCTGTCACAAGCTCCACCACTCTGTCAAACTTAATTGAATTAACTGCCTTTGTAGTTAATACTGTCGGATTCGATGTAGCCTGTCTAAGTCGTATTAGAGCTGTAAGTGGGTTTGGACTTAACATCACTTTGTCGATATTATCTCTAGTATCTGTTAAGACTTCTTTATAAATATCAGCTTGAGCCTTACCCATTTCTAAAAGCTCATTTGTTTTAATTTTAGGTGGTAAATCTAACACTTCGTCTTTTTTACGTCGTAACATATGAGAATCAAGTTTTGCTTGTAACTCATCTAAATGCTGATAACCTACTATTTCATAACCACCAAAACCACCCATGATACAATAATAACCTTTAAAAGCTGATATTGTATGATTTTCAACCTCTAACCATTTTAGTATATTATATAAATCTATCGCACTGTTCATTAGAGGGGTACCAGTTAAGGCTAATTTATAATATGAGGTACAGCAATGAATTGCTTTTCCTTGTTCTGAAGTAGGATTCTTCGCTTTGTGTATCTCATCAATAATGGTCATGCCAATTGTACCTTCATCACATAATTTTTGTATTTCTTTTTGTATTCTCTTATCTCGTAATGTTTCAATATTTGTAATTATGAAAAATTCAGAATGAGGCACTAATAAATCTTTATATCTATCAGTAACTGTACCTATTTTTCCCTTTTTATTCATACCTAATATATGAGCTTCTTCGTTAGAATGAATTTTAATTTCTTTTTCCCAGTTATATTTTAACCCATTTACCCCACAAACTATTAAGCAGTGGTGCATTTTATGTTTTCTACTTACTGCTATGTCTATTGCCTGTTTTGTTTTTCCAAGTCCTTGTTCATCACCTAGTAAGAATTTTGGGTGTCTTCTTGCATATTCGTAAGAATCTAACTGATGTTCATAAGGCTCTGTACGACTGTGGTAAGGTTCATCTTTTTTATCGTATATATCTAATAGACTTAAAAAGTCCTCTAAGTCTGACGGTAAATCACCCTTTATATTTATAGGTTTAGTATAGTTAGCAACTATAATTTTAAATGCATCTTGTGGTAATTCCCATAAATCTAGTGATACATGATAATATTGTCGACTAAAAGAATAGATTAATTCCATACCTTCCTTGTCTTCTTTATCTACCTTAACATAGGTAGAAATTTTTCTTTTTAGCTTTTTATGTTTTGCTAGAAATATATCCATTATTTAACCCCCTTTAGGGGTGGTACTTATTGTACCACCTTATTATATAATAATGTATTTAAATGTTGTATTCTTTTCTTTAGCTCTATAAGTTTAGCTTCCTCTTGTCTGTCAAATTCTCTGCTTGTCATATATAAAATTGGTAAATCATAGTCATCTACTATTTTTTGTTTGTTATAATCCCATAAATGAAATTGATTATTGTCATCAATTTTAAGTCCTATAAATAAGTCTGTAGCTAAATTTACAACTTTTAAAATTTGTGTTTGTATTGATTCTTCTGGTCTAGCTTCTTTATAATATAAATATCCTTCTATAGTAGCTTTAAAAGTAATGTCATCTTTAGTATTTTCAAGTATTTCTATAAAGCCATCTTGTGCTAAAAATCTAATTGTATTTATTAAAAGTGGCATTACCGCTGTTTTACTTCCATCTAAAGTATCATAGAATTTCAAATTATAATATACATCATCTACTTGTAAAGTTACTTCATCATCTTGTTCGTATGCTTTGTCGTTCTCAACTTCTAAGATAGCATCTAAAACATCATCTTTATTTAAGGAATCATTTATATCTAATTCACCAGTTAAGTATTTAGTACCTAGAGTAGTTAAATAAAAATCTTGTTCAATGAACAAGTCATTAAATAACCCTTCTTCTACTAAGCCCTTTTTAATTAAATCACTTATTATTTGTTTAACTCTATTTTCAGTATAACCACTAAATTTAACTATTCCTTCCATATCCACTGGTCTACCATTTCCAACTTGTGCAATTACTTCTATTACTTTTTGTTCTTCTTTAGGAGTTACTATTTCTGTAGATTCGTCTACTGGTTTATTAGGCACATCTATACCTAAATATTCAAGTCCTAAGTCAGTTAATTTCCAATACCAATCTGTATATTTTTTACCTGTAAAAAATCCTTCTTTAACTATTTTTTCTTGTTCTATTTTTTCTAATAAACCTTGTTGTACAAGAGCTTCAAAAGTTCTATCGAACCAATTAGCCCCTACTATTTTATTTAATGCTGTCATGTCTACGTATGCTGTATCTACCCATACAGGTTGATAATCATGTTTTGCAAGTAATTCATTATATCTTCTTAATACTTGTTCTTGTTTTTGAGTTAATTTAATTTCTTTTTTCATCTTTATAATCTCCTTTTTTTATTTATTTCTTATTTCTTATTATGGTTTAATTATATACTTTTTTATATAATATGTAAAGCGTTTTTGTAAAAGTTTTTAAAGAAATTTTTTACAATAAAAAAATAGCCCCTTGATAGGAGCTATTCATTCTATACTTTTTCAACATATGAGCTTGTTATACAAATCCAACCTGCGCCAGATTTAAGTTTGCCCCATGTACCTTTGGCATTTTCTTCTACTATGGTATAGACACCACCTTTAGTAACTTCACCAACTTTAGTATATGAAGTACCTGGGCCAGTTCTTATGTTTAGAGATGCTGTAATTATTCTTACTAAATAAGGAGTTACGACCTTAGTATCATTAGATGAAGGAGGTTTAGGGTCTGTTACAGTCGTACCTGCCTTAGTAGTTTTAACTAAGTCCTTATACCATGCCCAGTCATATCCAAAGCGTTTGTGTCTTAATAAGTATGGACAATCTTTTTTCGTCCAAAAATAATGCTGCACTATATGAGCTAAATCTATTACAGGATATGCTTTCATAAGTTCAACACATAAAGCTGCACTATTTTCCCATACTTTTCTCTGTTTTTCTTTATCTTTACTGTATTGACAATGTTCTATGCCTATAGAATGCCTGTTACCCTTTCCGTTTTTACCGTCACCAGCGTGCCATGCAACTCTATTAAATGCTACAGATTGGTATATTTTATCATAGTCAACAGTAACATGCCATGATGCAGTACGCCAACCATTTAGATTTGCACTTCTTAAAGCATCATACCAGTTTTTACCGGGTACATCATCATCACCTACATTATGAATAGTTATACTTGTAGGATTCATAGTATAACCTGGAACAGCGTGCCCTGGTTTTTCTATCCTATTAGAAACAACTGTTGCGTGTCCTATTTTACTACCATTTACCAATATACCATTTTTAATTTTTCCCATTTAATCTCCCCCTTATGAAATTATTTTTTAAAGCCTATAGTACCTTGTGTTTTAACTCTATTTAGTTCCTGTACTGCAGCTTCTATCATTACGTCAAGCTCTGTTTGTGTTATTGTAATTCCTCTTTCATAAAGTAATTGTACAATTTTATTTTCACATTTAGCTTTTTTATCATCTCCATGTAAATCTGTATATATTTGTTCAACACATTTAACACAGTCCCTTACAATAATACGTTTTGTTTCTGAATCTACATATTTTTTATTTAGATTTTTAATTGCAAGCCCTACATATGAAAATACTAACACTAAAATAGTTTGTAATATGTTACTGCAAATTTGATTTATTAGCTCGTTCAACATTTTCCTGTTCAGCCTCCTTAACTAAATTATCGTATACTGCATGTACAAATCCATTACCATGAAGTTCTAAGTACCTTTTTCCAGCATCAATTCTCTCTTGTCTATCCAATTCATTATTTAACACAACTAATTTTAAAGTATACATTGTGTTTTCTTCCATGCTTTGTTGAAAGTCATGGAGTTTTATTGCTATCATTTTTATTGCTTTATAAAGTTTTATTGCTGTAGTTATTATTACGGTTAATGCAGTTATTATACTTGCCATAAGAATTATATTTTCACCTCGCATTATACAGCACCTCCTTACTGTATTAATAGATAAGGAGGTACAATATTTTTCTATTTAATTTATTAGTTAGTGCATAATATTTTTTTTAGATTATGAATTTAAAAATGTTTTGATAGCATTCATAGCTGTTTTTATTTCTGTATTTGATAATACTCTATTGTATACCAATACTACTTTAAAGTATACTCCTGCTGTACTAACATTACCTAGTAATGCAGGGTAACTACCTTGGCTAAAAGCAGATGATAATACCATGTTTTTATTACTTATAGTACTACCAGTAAATTCCATAGTATCAGTATCTACTCTTAAAGATGTCTTATTGTAACGTAATGCTATACAACCATTTATATTATAATTTTGTTCTGATGTAGTTAAATTTATTGAGCCTAATTTAGCACCACTTGCATCAGAATATGTTATTCCGTTGTTGTTCATACAAGCTAGATTAGTATTTTGTGATAATTTTTGCTTATTTGATAAGATAGGATTTTTTACGTTCGTAAAATCACCTGCAAGTATTACAGTTTGTGATTCTCCAAAATCATAATAATCCTTAAATCCGTCTAATGTTAAGTGGTCTTTATAGTTTGCTCCTTCCCAATAAAAACTATTTCCGTCAAATTTCATATACGCTGCTATGTCTGGGGAGTTATTATTAGCAACTTTCCATTGTAGTTTAGTATTATCTACTGCATTTGTCCATGATGTAGAACTCATACCGTTTCTGTCTAATTGAAGTGTTAAACCTGATGTTGGGTGTCCTTTTAATTGTACAGCCTCTTTAACTGTTACAGAACATTCAGCTTTTATACTTGAATCTGCACTTGAGTAAGCAGTTATAGTACAAACACCTTTAGTTTTACCTGTAACTGTACCATTAGTTACTGTCGCTACATCAGTATTATTTGATTTCCAAAGAACAGAATCAGTATGGTTAGCTGGGTCAACTGTTGCAGTAAGTGTACTACTAGTTCCATTATAAATTTCTAATGAATCTTTATTTAATGTAATACTTTTAGCATTTATATTTGCATTTTGTGCTACAGTTACATTAATAGTCGCTGTAACTCCATTAGTCGCTCTAGCTGTTATTTTACAATTGCCAGTACCTACAGGAGTTACTCTTGAACCATATACTGTTGCTACACTAGGATTATTAGACTCGTAATTAACGTTATTATCCCATGCAGTAGAAGGATTTACTGTGTAATATACATCTATTGGGTCATCGCCCATATTGAAAGATAAATTATTTTGAGTTAATGAAATAGATTGAACTTCTTCTTTTTCTGTAACCCCAACTGGTGCATAAACTCTAACCCAATCGACTTCCATTTTCATTGAAGTACAATCTTCTGCAGGATATCCACCTGTAGAGCCTACTGCCATATTTAATATAATGTACATTGGTCTATGCCATGATTTTATATCTGATATATTTTTTCTTCCAGTTTCAACACCGTCTATATATGCTATAATTGTTGTTTCTGTCCATTCTACAGCATATACATGATATTGTGACGCATCAATATTTTTAGTTCCAAATACCATATTTAAATTGCCTTTTCCGTCATCTTGATTATAGAAACCACCTTGACTAATTTCGCTATTAGTTCCTCTACCTTCGAACATATCTATTTCACCATTTTGCGCCCATTGAGTTCCCAAACTTTTTTTAACACCATGTACGTTTTCTCCTGTCGGATAATATGCACAAGTACCAATTGTCCAAAAGGCAGGGAATGCACCAGATACTACGTCATATCTTAATTTTGCTTCTAATCTACCATACTTAAATCCCGCTAATCCACTTGTGTCTATACGTCCACTACTCCAAGTATAACCACTAACATAGCCATCTTTTTTAGCTTCTAGAATTAAGTTACTATTTTCTAATCTAGTATTTGCAGTTCTAGCTACTGTATATGCTTGTTGTTCACTACCTCCACTATTATGAGTTGCATATCTCCATTTGCTAGTATCTAGTGTTTGACCATCAAATTCATCATGCCATACCAATAATCTGTCTTTTAATAGTCCGTCTAAGTTTGAATCGTCACCTCCACTTGTAACTAATTCAGTAGTAACTGTTATGACAATATTTCCAATAACTCTAGGTATAATTATTTTACCACCTGAATAGACATCATTTGTAATATCTGTACCGTACATAGTTACTGTTACATTTTTTATTCTATAATTGCTATTAGCAGTTATAGTAGCGTTATAAGGTGAATTTTCTTCTATAGATGTTGCAGAGTTACTATTAGTAGCATGAGATAAATTGTTAGTTATAGTGTATCTTGTTACTTCACTTGAAACTGATTCAGTAGTAACTGTTATAACAACATTTCCAGTAACACTGGATATATTGATTCGTCCATTTGAATATGCAGTATTTGTAATATCTACACCACCCATAGTTACTGTTACAGTTTTTATTCTATAGTTATTATTAGCAGTTATATCAGCACTATAAGATGCATTTTCTGCTATAGATGTTGTAGTATTACTATTAGTAGCATGGGATAAATTATTAGTTATAGTATATTTTGTTACAGATGGTGGATTAGGTGAAGTAGAATTTAGTGGTATTGTTGCTATAACTATATTATTATATTTTATTTTGTAATAATCATCTGTTTGTTCTGTAGTAAATAAAGTTGGAATATCACTTAATTTTTTATTAACTTCATTAACTGCCCCTTTTAAATCCTTAGCAGTTGTAGTTAAGGTTTCTGTACCTACTTTAGATTTAAGGTCATTTATATCCTTTTTTATCGCAGTATCATCATAAGGTTTAGCAGGTTCACTTGTAGGTAATTCAGTACCCTTATCTAATTTAGTTCCATCACTTTTTACTAAATATATTTTATTTCCTTCTATGATTGTTTTTTTCGCCATACCATTTAAGTGTGTATTAATTTCATTAATTCCACCTATAATACGTTTATCTGTAGTATCTAAAGCATTATAGTTGGTTTCTGAAACACCTTTTGTTATTAGGTTAGATACATCAGCATCACTCATACTGCTAGGTAAATCTACAGACGTTATTTGAATTCCATTATTTAATAATATTAATGTACTACCATTTATACGCATAGTTACTTTAGATAAATCAGTATCATTATTAACTTTAACACCAGTTCCTATAAGTGTTCCATCTTGTTTTTTGATATATAATAGTCCGTCATCTCCTATTGCAAGAGACAAATTCGTAATATCTTTACTTAAATTAATTTGATTGTTTTTAACTTCCACAATATTTGTAGTATTAGATTCTAATGCGGTCTCCCACTTATTGAATAATTCTGCAGAAATTGTCTCACCATTAACATGAACTTTTCTAATATAATTTCCATTTTCGTCAAATGCGTCTACTATCTCTCCAGTAGTATCTAATTGACTTAATCCAAGCACAGCTGAACCTGTTTCACTTATATTACCGACTAGCGGTTCGCACACATGAAGTTGTTGTCTAGCTATTGGCATAGATATCATACTTGATTTGTCTGCATCTAATAATGAAATTTGAAAATCGTAGTCCCCTACTTCTATAGGCTCATCTATTAAGTCGTTTGTTATTGTAAGTATGGCTTGTCCATTCTCTGTAGGTTGTATTGTGAATACATATTTTACCTTTTTGTCTTTGTATAACCTCATCTGAAAATAACTGGCATTTGTTATACTTATGATATTATTTAAATCTGATTTATCAAATTTGTATTTGTTATTCACTATCGTAAAATATAACTCTACATTTTTATCAAGTCTATATAAATATATATCTTCATCTAACGTAGCTGTATTATTTGAAATAGTTAATACACATTGTTTATAAATCATACTTTTTACCTCCTTTTTGTAAAATATAAAAATAACTACTATATATTATATAATCTAATATATAGTAGTTTTACTGTTTTGCTTATTCTGTATAAGTTATTGTAACTTTACATGTACCACTACAAACTGAATAGTGTGAAGCATTTTGAGATGCTGGCACAAGTCCTACCCCCTTGGCTGATAAGAAGTTGGAAATATCTGTAGCACTCGTAAGAGTTACTGTTCCTGTATCTCCTACTGCAACATCAACTGATTTATTAAAATTAGTATTAAATGAAGGTGAGCCACTTGGTCTTGTAGCGTAGTTATGAGTTCTAACTCCGTGAGTTACAGCTGAACTAATTCCTCCACTCTGTCTTGTAAATTTAATTACTATCTTACTAACATTTTTATTTGCATATGTTTTAAACTTCGTACCAAAGAACCAACAACCAACACAATCACCATAGCCATAATCACCTTGACGTACTGTACCATCTTTTTTCCAGTTATTATATACTGTTTTTCTATATGTGTCGCCATAGTCTGATGTTAAAATAGCTGTCTTAGTTGAAGTTGTAGTACCTGTGTTAGTATTAGAACCACCAATTGCAGGTGCAGTAAATTTAGCACCAGACACCCAACATTGTCCATTAGAACCTGTAGTATATCCATGTGATGTACCAGATGCACTACTAGCATTTGCAGCTGTACCAAATGCTAGTACGGAGCCTGATAGTGAATAAAAGGCATAACTTGATGCTTGACCTTTTGTATTAGATATAAATACTTTACTACCAACATAACCTCTCACTGCATTATAACAGTTTACAAATCCTACATTATCCACTTTACCTGTAGCAAAGTTGCTAAACTCTATACCACTATTATTACCACTACCATTACCTGCATATATAGTGCAGTCTTGAATTCTTAAACATGCATTATATACAAATACTGCATAATTACCATTATCACCTTCATAGGCTATATTAGGCATAATCTTTCCATTATTATCGGGAGTAAATTCATACTGCATGCCGAATCCTGCTAAATACATATATCCTAATAATGATTTTGCATTTAAGTTAAAAGTAATTTTTCCACTATGGAAATTATCAAATACTATATTTTCTCGTATATTATTTACAAAATGTAATTCAATCTCATGTCCATTTAAATTAGTCGGACAATAGTCTATAAATTGTGAAATAGAAGTAAATGTTGCATAGTTAGTAAATTCATCGGATTCTGTGCCCAATGGGTCTATATAAATAGTTACATCTTCGTCTAATACGGCTTGGTAACGACTATTATTTATCTGTCCTACTGTTAATATATCGGTACTAAATTCTTTATTAACTGATAAACTATCAACCTCGGCTCTACCATCATCACCAACTTTGAATGAGCCATCTTTACTTGAAAATGTAGAACCAGTTATATCTCCACTAAATTTAGCATTAACTGCTTCTATCGAACCGTCAGCTAAAATTTTAAAATTTCCATTAGCTGTTACAATACCCTCTAATGTTATTTGATTTGCTTTTAACTTTATATTAGAATTTGCTATCGCTTCAATAGCCTTATCTGTTAATGTTATACTTGATTGGGTAGAGCCTTTTTGTACTATCCATTCAAATTTTTCACTTGTTTGGGTAGCTACAGATATTGCTTTTTCTGCCTTGTGGTTAGCTTCCCAACTACTTAAATATACTGGAGTAGTAAAAGTTACTGCATCATTAGTGTAGGTAATTTTGTTTACCTGCCATAAATATTTGCCTTCTTGATAGGCAGGTATACTTGAGGCCCACCCTGTAGCTGAAGTGCTTGGTGCTGATGTTTTACTATTGTGTACATAGTATAATATTTGCACTTGTTTTATCCCAACACCTTGAGGGCCAGGGGCACCTTGACCTCCACTGGCTCCAGTAATACATATTGGGTTACCGTAAGTTTTTTCTCCTGTGTTTATTACATATACATCTCTTAACCATATATATTTACCGTCTTGAGGGTTAGGGGCTATTGTCTCCCATGAACCTCCTGTTACAGAAGTATTGCTATTAGATAAGTAGAACTCGTTATATGTTTCTTTTAGTGACCCATCTACCTTAGCATTTGTGTTTTGCACAGTCTGTTTAATCCCATCAACAGTTTGTTCTATTTGAGAAGCCTTTGTTAATGCCCCTTGAGCTTTGGAATCAGCATTATTTGCTACCCCTTCAATTTGTCCTACTGTAGTTGTAATTTTATCTACTTTTTGGTTCATAGTAGAAAATGCAACCTTTAACTTAATTTTAGAGCCGTCTGCTTGTTCAACTTCTGTATCAGCTATAATGCCCTGTATTGATTTTCCTTGTTCGTCAACTACCAATTTTACTTGGTCCAAGTCTTTTAATTTAGCTACGTCCATTATAATATTTCCTTCGCCATCAGTATGGAGGGCAGAATTTCTGCCCCCATTAGTTAATAAATCTATAATACTATCGGCATTAATATCTAACTTAGTTCGCTTAATTTCATCTATTTGTGTTTGTAAATCATTTTTTATAAAATTATCTTCAGCTTTTGTAACTTGGTTGTAGTCCTCATCACAATCACCTAAACTCGTTTCTACGTCTGTCACCTCACTACCTGTAACTTCTCCTTTATCTAATATACTTTGAATAAGGTTTATTACAGTATCGTGGGATTTTTGGTAGGAGTTATTAAGTTCTAATAATCTATTTAAATCCATATTCTAACCGTCCTTTCGTATTCTACAAACTAAAATTACTTTACCTGGCTGATTATCTTTTAGTTTTCGTTTATATATCGCATTGGTTACTGTTGTTACTTCTATCGTAGTAGCATCGCCATCGGCATCGAACCCACTACATATACCAGCATGTGATATACTCATAAATCTATTTAAATCTTTTCCATCTCTGTCCCAGAAAATCAGGTCACCTTTTTCAATATTTGTCCAATTAGTAGTATCTATCCCTTCTGCTACCCAACCTTTTGATACACAATATTGTGCAATACTGGCAGCATATCTACCTGGGTCAAATGCCCATGGATAAGTCGTACTTATTTTATTTCTATTGGTCCATTTCTTGCTATATGGGGATTCATTATATGGAATTCCTCTGCAACACAATGCCACAAAAGTGGAGCAATCTATATGATATTTGCCATTACTATCTTTCCATTTAGATTTATTAGCATCAGGATTTGTAAAACTCAAAGGAGTTTTCGTATTGTATACAAATTTTGTTCTATTATCCCAATAAGTCTCACCTATTTTAATTAAATCATCTCGTCCTATAAAATCCCCACAATCAGTGTATTTACCATCACCTCTTACTGCTGTAACTACTCCATAATATTTTTTAGTTTGATATAAAGTTCTGTCGGGATTTGCCATAACTGTAATTTGATATTCTGTATCAGCTTGTGGGATTAAAGCTCCATTTTTACAATCATCACCAGTTAGGTATGTTACTGTACTTTGTGTAAATTTAGTTGGTTCTGAATCGGAATTCGTTTTAAATTTGAATTTCGCCCAGAATTTAATATCAACTTTTGATAAACATTTTACATATATACTACCTACTGTGCCAAAATCTTTGTCATCATAAGGTTGTAAAACATAATCAACTTTTGTTGTTGATATAGGTTTTTGTTCTGGTTGAGAAGGTTTATACCCTAATACTTTATTTTTAATAGCTGATTTTACATTACTAAAATATGTTTGGGTATGCTCTTTAGTATCACAAGTATAACCATCAGCAGTACCAGGTATATCCCCAATATCTAAAAATATAGCATAATCAGTTTTATTACAATAATTTTCTAATACTAAATTATATTCGTCTACCAATTTATTTATTTCTGTATAATTAGTAAGTAACGAAGTCGCGTGCCATTCTTTAGCCACAAAAATAGGAGTTTTCGGGTATTTTAGTTTTAATGCTTCAACCATATTAATAACGTCCTGTGCATCTATGGCAGTAGCGTTAGGAATACCAAAGTGTATAAATACATAATCACAAGTAATAGGATAACTAATATCGTCTGTTAATTCCCCTATAGTTACATTACTAATTAAATTATAATCGCTTAGGTAGTCTGTGGCAGTAGCTCCAGGTAGAGCTTTAATTGTTATACAATTCAAGTCTTTATTTTGTATAGCTGTATCATCTATAATAATTTCACCAGGGGCTCCAGTGCTTTCATCATTAGAAACAAGTTTATCCTTTTCCACAAGCTCGTATGGACGTAAGCAGAACCCATATTTATAAATATCAGAATAGACTTCCATGTACATGATAGCTTTTGGCCACCAATCCCATTTTCTAGCATGGGCTACCATGTGTTTTCCATTTTCTTTTCCACAATAGATTAACGTATGATGCGTAAAGTTCTTTGCCATAGCTTTCGCTCTAGTTAATGTAGTAGGGCATTCTTTGTTGCACATCATTATTATGTCACCTGGTAACATATCCTCTATCGTAGTTTTTGTGATTTTAAACATTTTGTAACCAGGTTTCGCAGTTGCACCTGCAACTAATGTACCATAAGCACAACTTTTAGCATATACAGACTTCATGCCAGCCTTTAAATACGAGCATGACACTAATGATGAACAGTCATAACAAATTGGATTTTTTATACCATATATTGTACCTCTGTATCTATTTGGTTTATCAAAGTTTACTGTCCTGCTACCTTGGTCGTAAGTAGCTATTTTTTGGTCAACATGTTGTGACACTATTTTCTTTGCTGTAGTTACAATAGTATCTCGTACTGTTGAGCCTTTAGCAGGGGTTGGAGGGTTAACTGCAGGAGTATTAACTCCTAAACCATATTTTTTACCGTTATAATCTACTGAATATGGAAGTTGTCCATTATTAATATTGTACCAACGTAAATATAATTCAATATTATTAACTGTACCAGCTGGTTTGCCTAGGCTATTTCTATAAGCTACCCAGTCTTTTCTACATTCTGCAAAATCTCCTGTTCCACTCTCTAATACTTCATATATTTTGGCTTTTTGGGCTGCAGGTAAACTGTGCATATTTAATGAATTTGTAAAAGTGAATCCATATTTTTTGCATACATATTTATTTACTATCCAAGACACTGCACCAATTCCCATATTAAAGGATATTAGAGTAGCAAATATATTATTATGGCACCAATCTAAACTTGTTCTCATTTCGTAACAACCAAACATTATTTGGTTATTTATATTTTTATCAACAGTAACTCCATTTATCGTAGTGTTACCAGCTGCACCTGGTTTCATTGTGCTATATGAAGGTGTAAATTTTGTAGTAGAGCCATCTATAAATTTTATAGTTTGTTTCTTGTTAAAATATGCATCACGTTCGCATTGCATTAAACCATATCCACCACCACTATAGGAAGTGGCTTGATAAGGGTTACCACTACTTTCACCACAGATACACATATAAATCATCTCTGGGTCTAACCCGAATCTTGGCGCCCAGTATTTAACCATAGTAGGTATTTTATACTTATTATTTGCACTTCGTATATTCTGTATATCTACATGTTGTGCAAGTTTACCAAGATTGAATTTACTATAATATTGTAAGGCTTCTTGGTACGCTTTAGTATCTGGTTTTAAATCCTCACCAGGTTGATTTGGTATAGTAGCTACACAATGTTGTTTAACATCATATATACGTTTGTCGCCTATCCATAATCCACCGTCGATATTATTTATCTTTATTTGGCTGTAGTCCTCTGTGTCGTCGCCTACATCGTCTGGTAGCTGTGGTATATCATCTTTTTTGGCATTTATAATATCCTCTATTATTTTATCGGATTCTTCTTTACGATAATTTAATTTAGATAATAAATCTCGTAAAGCTGCCTTGTCAGCTTCTGAAAGTTTTCCTGTATGAAGTCCTAAAATCGTACTTACTGCATCTTTTATTATGTCATCTGGTGAATAAAATTTCTTTTGAGCCTTCACTTCTTTATAGTTACTTAATGTAGCCTTACAATTATTAGGGTCTGTAAATGATATAACTAACGTACCTATTCTAGCTTCTAATTCAACTGGAGGGTTAAATTTAGGATTCACTACATGAACTGTATCGCCAATATCGTAGTTATAATATTCTTCTTGTGTAATATAAAGAGGTACATCAAATTTAAGTTTTCTTTGTTTAACCTCTTTTAATTTATAGTATGTTTCCCATAATAAATCTATAGGAGTTGTAGCATCACTATTATATGCACCTAAAATATACTTACCTCCATTATTGTACTGTGCGTGCAATTCTGGGTCTACAAGATAATCTTGACCTAAAGGTTTATTCATTGGGTCCCCTCTATAGATATTCCATTCTATATTAGCAAAGGTTATCCCATTTGCTCCTTGAGCAATTAATCCACTATAGAAATCTGTAGTGTCTGTTTCTCTAGTCATACCAAATTCGTTCCAGTCATATTCGATTCTATTATATGTTTTATTACCGACTTCACCTGTATAATAAAAATCTATATAAAATTCATATTGTCCTATAGCTGCATTTATACTTTCGACACGAATTTCAATTTCAACATCACCGTAAGCTGTAACTAAATTTTGTAATACTGTATATGCTGCAGTTATTGATGTAATACTTAAACTACCTGGTAAGTTTTCAGCTTGTGGGGATATTCTCCCCACTCTGAAGTTTGTATCTTGTAATACTGCTGCAGCAGTAGCTGATAATGTACCCTCTAATGTTGTTGGTCTTATTTGAGTTTGGTATAATTCAAGACTGCATGTAACTGCATAAACATTTCTTGTAATCTTATCAATGCCTTCGGTATCTTTTATTGTTTGAATTTGAAACAGCTTTGTTTTGTCGTGCCATTGAAATACTAAATAATTACGTTCTTGTAATTTATCAGCATATTCGCTATCTACTCTGGCATCGAATACTGCATCAAATTCTAATGTATAAGCTCCTGTATCTAAATACTGTGTAAATTTATCGTTTAGTATAACTGGTTCGCCATAGTCTGTGTCCAAACTGCCCACCAGCTTCTTAGAGTTATCTAATATATTGATTTGCATACTTATTCATCACCTACCCATGCTTCATTTATGGCAGCCCCTACGACGACATTTTCATCGTTGGAGAATATTTTAATTGGATTAATTCCTTTGTCTATATTAAAATATCGACTGCTGATATCAACCAAATCGTTGCGCTTTACTTCATTTAGATAAACATTTCTGTTTTCAAAGTCAATGTCTATAACATCACCTTTTCTAAATTCTACTTTATTTATATTAGTATCATGATTCGTTGTTTCCCCTTGGATTATCAAGGAATTTAATGCCATATCTGCACTTTTTTCAAGTTTATCATGAGTACCCATATATAGTATAATATAGGACAATTTTTCTGTAGCTACACTATTTAGTTGTAATGTCCCTGTTTTCTGATTAACTATGTTACCACTAGAAATTTTATTTATCGTGTATGACCATGTATAATTACCCTTAGAATCCTTCTTACGTTCTAATGTAACATTTCCATAGAAGTCGTTCCAACTACCTACTGCACCTGATAAATATGGAGTATTTTTAATACTTCCACTATTATTTTCTGTATAAGACTTTGGAGCTGGTGCCTGTGTATTATCTTTATATAATACGTGATTTGTACCTACTGTAATACTAGGTTGTGTATGTTCATAGTATTCATTGTCGTCCATTAATGATATTTTGAAAAGTCTTTCATTATTAGGGCCCATGCCATATAATTCTAATACACCTGTTTTATCATCAGCTGTTTCTGGTGCATCTTCGTATTCTATCTTTATTACTGGACTATCGTCGTTCCATTCTTCTATGTTACCTTTACATACATAACCATTATAACCTTTATAAGGAGTATATAGTTTATACCAGATTCTCGATGCGTTGTCAGAGTCGTATGAATATATTTCTTTCCTTGTATCAATTCTTACAACATCGCCCTTTTTAAGCGCACATAATCTTGTAGAATCTGCTGTTGGTGATGCAAATATTGATGCACCACGTGTATTTATCACAACATTTCTTACATTATGTGATACTTGAGAAGTTTCTTTACAGGCTTTCATGTACTTCATACTACTAAATACAATTCTATTGTTTAAGTCCTTATGCTTGTATTCAATCCAATTGCCATGTACTGTACCATATCTTATTTCAGTACCTTTTGTTAAGGTACCTAAAACACGTCCACTAAGGCTTGGTGTATCTCTTACATTTAATTTTGTACCTGTTACTTTATAATAGGTTCTTTCTTCTCCAGCTGTCCATGTTTCTTTGTCTGCAGGTTGTACGGAAGGGTCACCATTTACCCCTGTAGAGGTGAATGTCAGTTCTGCACGTAATTTAAATTCATCTACCGCAGTTGGTAAATTTCTTCTAACTTCTACGCCTTTCCATTTAGCATCAGCAGAACTTGAACCTAAAGCTCCTATACATAAACCAGAAGTTTGTTTAGTGACCGCAATTGTACCTCCACCAGCTCTATTATCATCTATAGGTAAATTCGATGTTGTCCAGTTACCAGTAGTAGTGCAGGCGTCATTTAGTACATCGCTACTTTCATCTATGGTATTATATTCTAATTTTGGATATTTACCGATTAACAAACGTTCATCTGTTAACGTATTATAAAGTTGAATAAATGTAGCATTACTAGAAAATCCTACAGTAAAAAATGGTCTTATAGGCATACCGCCTTGGTTTTCTATTGAAATATTTTTTGTATCAGCTGTATTTAAAAACATTTTATCATCTATTGAATAAAAATAAGGTACGTGACAAGTAATAGGGACCTTACAAAGTACATCAGTAGCTGATTTTTGGTCCATTGATATTTTATCACTTACCATACCATAACCATATCTATCTTTTTTAAATGCAACTTTTACAGGCTTTTTACTATTTAGTAAATCTCGTAAATCTGCTAATTTCATTCGTAAATCTGCTTCTGTTTCACCTGACACTAATATAGAAACATCTATATCAATAGGAGCATATTTGCTCCCATTGAATATTTTACCATCTCTTGATAATACATCTAAAGTTTGTATATCTTTACTTGGTATCAGTGGTTTTTCTATCTTAGTGACCAGGAAAATGTCAGAAATTATATTATCGTTAAACATGAAGTAATTTTCCATTTTATACACCTTCCAATCTATCTAATCTTGCTTTGACCAATTCATTTGTTGTACGAACTGGTTCTGATACTTTTTTACCTACTAATTCTTTGTCCATTACTATTTGATTGTCAACTCGTGATGCTCCTTGTGTGAATGCATCTGCCATTTTATCATAATCTATTGCATTGTTTCTACTTCTTACTAATTGTGTCAATTCTCGTATTGCAGCTTCAGTTCTCGTAGTATTAACTATAGCCGTAGAATTTATGCCGCCTGTGGCAGTCTGTACGTCGGCCGCTATTTTGGCAGTAGGAGCTAACTCTACTAAATTATCAGAAAATGTTCTTAATGTATCATATGCAGATTTTGCATTCATTCTTATACCTACTGCAACCCCTGCTGGTATCATTTTACCAACTTCATCACGGAATCTTCGTGAAGGTGATTTTATGTGTAAGGCAGCTTTCATACCATTTAAGGCTTGTTGAGCTAACCCTTTAGCTGCACTTAATAATGCACCTGCGCCAGATTTTAACCCATTTATTAACCCGTTAATTGCTTGTTTACCTATAGTCATAAGTTTACTTGGTAAAGATTTTACCCCATTTATAATATTTGTAACAAATCCTCTTGCAGCTGATGATGCCTTACTTTTCATTTGTGATGCAAAAGAAGTTACTTTAGCAAGAGCTTGTGTACATAGTCCCCATAATCTGCTAGGTAAATTTCTAACAAAACTTATAAATCCATTTACCATATTAGAGCCTGCTCGTACTGCCTTAGCTTTGGTTTGAGATGCCCAAGTTTGTATATGATTTAAAGTTTGTTGTAACCAAGTATTTAATCTTGTAGGTAAAGTTTGGAACCATGTTATTACATTTTGTATAAATTCTTGGCCCATTTGAGTAGCCTGTTGCTTAGTATTTGTTGCCCAATTTTGTATATTTGTTAATGTATTTGTTAGCCAAGTACTAAGTCTATCTGGTAAAGTTTGGAACCAACTTACAACAGCTTCTACTATTTGTTGCCCCCAACTAAATAGAGTTGAATATACTTGGACATTCCAGTTAATTATTGTACCTAATATGAATCCTAATGCATATGCAATTTTACCCGGTAATTCTGATAAAAAAGTAGTTACTGTGTTCAATATATTTATAGCTCCCTGCTGTACTTTACTTAACACATTATTAAACCATGTTGAAACAGATGTACTAATAAAAGTCCATAATTCTTGTATTACATTTTGTATATCTTGGAATACTAATTTTAGATTGTCACCTAAATGAGTGAATAAATCTTGTACTCCTTGTAAGGCACCTTCAAAATTACCTGTTAGTAAATCACCTATAATAGAACCAAGGTCCCCTAAATAATCAAATATTAAATTAAATGAATCCTCAAACACTCCGTATAAATCAGTCATTGCATCTCCAAGGGCACCAGATATTGAGTATCCCCAGTTTATAATAGGGTCGAATAGAGTATTCAATCCGGCCATAAATACATCTTTCAATGCTTGTAATGAATTTTGTGCTATTAATTTTAATCCGTCAAATATTTTACCGAATGCGTTTTGTAATTTTTCCCCCATACTTGCTAAATCTTCTGGTATCTTATCAAAGTTACCTGTAAAGATATCTACAACAATATCCTTGATTCCACCTAATAATGCTTGGATTATATTCACAAAACCAGATATAACATTCCCTATTCCTTGGAAAACTCCTGCTAATGCCGGAGAAAAACTTTTTACTGCCATTAAAAAATCTTTCCAAAGTTTAATCCAAAATGCCCTAAAAGCTTCGCAATGATTCCATAAATAAGTAAATCCTGCAACAAGTGCTATAATAGCAACTACTGCAACTGCTATTGGGTTGGCTAACATTATACCCCATAAAGATTGGAAAGCTGGTATAACGTTATTCATTATAACCCCTCGTATAGTACCTAAGGCGGTACGTACCAAGCTCATACCTCGACTAAAGATATTAGCATTTCGTATAATATTTAGGGCTGTTCTTAAATCACGTAACCCTTGTCTCACTTCTCGCATTTTAGTCATTACTGTGCCCATTACTAATATAATAGGTCCAACTACTGCTAATATACTTATTAACACCATCATCACTTGTAATACTGGAGCTGGTAAACTTCCTATTGCTGCAAATAGTTTTGTTAAGGTTTGTGTAAAGGCTCTTAATACTGGGTCCAGTTTTTCACCTACTGCTAGTTGCATACTTTCAAATGCAGATTGACAAGCTTTAATGTCACCCTCTAAGTTGTCATTCATCTTGTCTGCCATTTCTTCAGCTGTACCACCACAATTTTTAAGTTGGTCCCTAAAATCTCTAGCAGTTCCAGTTCCTGCATTTAAAAGTAAATTTAATCCTTTAATTGAATCAGATGTGAATGTAGATTGTAAGGCAGTGGCTCTCTGTGCATCTCCCATACCGTGAGTAGCCGATTCGACATCTCCTAATATATCTATCATATCACGATAATTACCATTAGCGTCCTGTACTTGTACTTTTGTGTTACCTATTTGGATTGCACCATCTTTCATTTTAGCTGTCATGTCACGCATTATTGCAGTTAAGGCTGTCCCAGCTTCTGAACCTTTTAACCCTTGATTGGCCAATTGTCCTAATAATGCTGTAGTTGTTTGTACGTCCATACCTGCTGCATGAGCATTAGCTGCACAGTTTTTAAATGCTTCCCCTAATGCTTCTGTAGTTGTATTAGAATGTGCTTGGGCGTAGGATAAAACATCGGCCATTTCGCCAGCCTGACTTGCTTCCATGCCAAATGCTGATAAGTAGTCTGTAACCAAGTCTGATGCTTGTGCCAAGTCCATACCTGATGCAGCTGCCATATTTAATACCCCTGGTAAAGCTGATACAGATTGATTAGCGTCCCAACCAGCTAATGCCATATATCCTAATGCATCAGAACATTGTGTAGCACTAAATTGTGTTGATGCTCCATATTCTTTAGCTGCATCTCTTAATTGATTCATCTCTTGTTGTGTAGCTCCCATTAAAGCTCCTGTTTTTGACATTGAAGCATTGAAAGTCTGTGTTGCTTCAACTGCACTTTTACCAAATGCAACTACAGGGACAGTAACCGCTGCAGTAATTCCTGCACCTACTGTTTGTAAAGTCCTTCCTGCACTCTCAAAACCACCACTCATATTTTGAGCCGATTGTTGTACTTGGCTTTGTGCTGAATCTAAGGAGCTTTGGAAGTTGGAAACATCTAATTGTAAATGTGCAATTATACTACCTAAATCTGCTGCCATAATTATCACTCCTTTATTTATATAATAAAAAACTGTAGAGCTATCGCCCTACAGTCCCATTAGAAAATCAAGCCCTTCATTCTTAGATTTATTCGATTTTTCATCACTTGGGAATATAGGTTCTTCTACCTTCCCATCTTTGTCGGGCTGCATTTTATTATAAATATATGTACAGGCTTCATCTATACAATATTTAATATATGTTTCATCTTTTTCAATACCTAAAATATTACTCGGAGTAGTTCCAAATGTTTTTGCTACTGCTATTACATCAAGTATTTCGCTACTCCTAAACAGTGGGTTTTACTTGTTGTATTTTCCCTTGTGCTTCTTCAAATATTACTTGTAATTGTCCGTCTGTTAGATAGTCTGCTACCTCTTCATAAGAAGGTGCAATCATAACTTCTTGTGCCACTTTTCTCATTAGGTCATCAAGGTTTTGTAACATTTCTGGTTTTTGTAACACGTCCATTTCTAACCCTTCTGCTATTGTTCCTTTTTTAGTATTGATTTTCTTTTCATTGGACTTGAATAAATCAAGGACACTTGCCAATAATTCATTATCTATTTTTCCTTTTCTTATCATACCTAATAAGGACATTGGTCTTATTTTTATTGTAAATGTCTCGTCTATATCGAATCCAGGTATTTGTATTTCTCTTGTAGCTTTCGCTTTAAATTCTTTTGCACTAATTACAGCCATTTCCATTACCTCCTATAAATTAATCTAAACTAGCAACAAATTCCATATCTTGTATTGGTTTAGATGCTTTTGTATTTTCTCTTGCTTTTATTTCAAATTCTGGTGCATAAAATTCTTTACCAACTTTCATTGTAGGGAATTTACCAGTACATTTGTTTAGAGTTATTTTTACATAACCTGTTATTGCATCACCTTCATATTGTGCAACCCATATTTCACATTTAAAAGGTTTACTAATGTTTCCTTCTGTCATCATTGGAGTTGAAAGTTTTGTTAATGTACCTTCAGGTTTTTCTGTAGCTTTATATCCAGCTACTAAAGTTGCACATTTTTCATCGAATGTATTATCAGTTAATTTTAAGTCTATACCATATAATAGGTCGTCTTCTCTTACAACTGCTAATATTTTTGTTGAACTTCTTAAAACCTCTTCAGAACCTTCTGATAGTACAGGTGTTAATTCAGCCTCTTCTGCTGTAGATATTACAGTAGTTATTGGGTTTTCAGCTTTTACCTCACCTGTAGAAGGGTCTAACTCTGTTAATTTTACTTGTTTTATACCATATAAAATCATATTATTTACCTCCTAAATATAAGTTTGGGGAGCTCGTAGAGTTATCATTGAATAAAATGCCCTATAATTAGGGTCGTAATTGTCTCCCCCTATACTATTTATTATTTCATACCCGTTATTTATTAACTCTTTAGTTATTGTTTTTGCAAGTTTAGATACTTGTTGGGGACTTGTAGGGCTATATACCTCTATTGTCCATTGGTCCCACCCTGCACAAGATGTATTCATAGATACGAGATTCATGTTCTGTCTTAATACTAGCAAATCTTGTTCAACAAAACCAGATATTGTACCTACGGATTTTACTGGCGCAAGGGGATTAAGAATACCAAACAATTTTTCTCTATTATCCATAAAATCACCTCTATAAATCTAATGCCTGTATCATATTTTTAAAAGTCTGCACTTGACTGTCTCTAGCTTCTTGTAGTATTGCATACTTTTCACCGTGTGCCAATTCTAGCCAAATACCATAGTCTACTGTGTGATATACTGAAATATCTAGTAAATTTTCTGATGTCCACCCAACCTGGTACTCTAACCCATTCCTTGCCGAATAAGTTCTGTTAGTCCAAGGTTTATTTGCTCGTGCGTACGACTGCATGTTTCTTCCTACGGTATTACCCATAACTTCCAACCCGGCTTTTAATCTGTCCATAAAACCTTCCATGTTAGAAGTTACTTGTGATACATCAATTTGTATATTAAAGCTATCTGCCATCGTAAGGCACCCCCTCTAATGATACTTGGTAAACTAAATGTGTATGCACTAAATCCTGTGGTATATGCATTACATATTTAATACCGTCTATGATAAAATAATCACCATGTCTTAGTTCTACTTTGTCATCATAGGCATAATACCCTGTGGCAGTCGTATAAGGCTTATTTAACGATTGGCTATTAGTGTCATCTTCATTATTAGAAGAACTACTATTATCTATTACTATATTAATATTTGATACTATAAATCCTTTTTCTTTAAGAACCTGTGTACCTAATTCATTAGCAAATATATCTCTATAAACTGTTACAGGACGCCCATATTCCTGTATAATACTTTTTATTGTAGGTAAATATGAACTAAAATTCATCTGCTCTACCTACACAATATCCGGTGATACTTGTTGATTTACCACCATTTATATCTTCCTGCCATTTCTTGTAAAATGATTCTGCTAAATTATTCCAATACTCTGCATCGTTTTCAATACTTATGGGCCCGACTTTGATTTTATCTGCTCTAGCTTTCATTTTACAAGCAGTGTATACAGCTTCATTTATATTGTCTGTAGCTATGCATATAGCCTGTAGTTGGTCATCTGTTAAGAATGGGTACTGTTCTTCCATAATTAGGACTTTTACTGCTTCTACATCAACCATATTATTACCTCCTAAAAGTTAAAAAGTCTAGCGATAGTACATATCGCTATCACTAGACTTAATTTATATAATGGAAATGAGCTGTCATTATTTTATACCAGTTGTACCTACTGCACTTACGTCTGCTACTGCACAATCGTCTATGCCTTCAAATGAAGGTATCATTACTGCAGATACTATTGTTACAACATTTACTGGGTGTTTTTCTTTGTAAGTAGTTACTGCTGTACCTTGATTTACTATAGATACTTGTGCATCTGTACCAGACATTAAGTCTGATTCTTCTGGTGTAGTTCCGTATCTAGTTTTACCAACTGTACCATTAGGTAATATTACTACTTTATCATCAGGTATTAATTGTACTGGAGTTGCTGCAGCTAAACCAGTATCATGGTCTAAGTTAGATACTTTTTTACTATATACATATATAGAACAACCTGTAACTTCTTCTATAAATGCTTTATATTGTGATTCAGAAACAAAGTAATTACTTGCTGAATCATCTGGGTACATCATTTTATGAAGTTGAGGGCATCTTACCATTTTTAGGAATGTGTTTCTATTCATAACAAGTCTTGTTGGTCTTGTTCCTCTTTCATCTTCCATAGCATCGCACCAAGCTATTATGTCTAATACTGGGTCTGCTAGGTCACCTGTTGGTCCCCAGGCAGCTCTTGCATGGTCACATTTAAATAAATGAGTTTGTCCATAATCGTAAGTATATTTAGCTCTACCATCAGCAGATGTTATGTCTATTTTTCCTGTTGTTAATAATTGCATTCTCATTATTTCAGCTTGTACTCTTACACCTTCTACAAGTCTACCTGCTTCATTATATATGTTTTTAATTATAGGTAAAGCCATTGTAGATTCTGGTTGGCTTAATAATAAGTTTAATTGTTGTCTGTCTTTTTCACCGATTCTCATTGCTTCTCTAAAGAATGCCATTTCTGTAGAAACGCCTTCGAATCCAGTTTTTTCTCTTAATCTTGCTTTTGCATCATAGTTACTTGGTTGTATAGCTATTGGTAAGCCATTTGCACCTTTTAACCAAGATATGTCTGTACCAACTTGTTTTTCTGCTGGGAATATAGTTTCACCAAAGTATGGTATAGCATTATCAGGTTGGTTAGTAACGTATGCTGCAATTTCTTTAGAATTTATATAGTCAAATATGTTTAATTGTTTTGGCATACTAATTACCTCCTAAATTATTTATTCACAACGTATATTTGTGCATTTTCTAAATTATCTTTGTCGCCATAAAGTCTGTCTTTTCTAACATATCCATGTACTAATACAGCTGCATTTACTGCAGTATCTGTACCTGAATCATACATATCTACGTATATTGTGTCGAATAAGATTGCATTTGGTTTTACTGCTGTAACTGTTTCTGAACCTGCTACTGGTGCAGTTACTTTTCCATCAGCGTCCATATGAACAACTGTACCTCTTGGAATTACAACTCTGTTATCCCCATAAATATCTGCCACTCCAGTTGCTTTTAATTTTGTTAATTCTGCAAATGCTATAGTACCAGGTAAAGATACATAATGGTCTGGAAAAGCCAAGAAGTCTTTTTCTTGTGCTAAAAATTTTCTTTGTCTTAATTTTGGCATAAAGCTCTACCTCCTATTTAAAAAAATAATCTGCATCTATTTTCTTTTCGCTTTCTCCTCCGTTACCACTTTGTGCAAGAAGTTTACCAAAGTCGCCTTCGTGAGTAGTTTTGCTTCCAAATAGATTGCTATTATCGGGTTTACCAGGATTGCCTAATCCTCTGAATAATGGATTGGATAAACCCTTATCAGCTCCACCCTTATCGCCATCTGCATCAGGTTGAGCCTCAAATAAATATGGCTTGTCTTTTACTAATGTTTCTAGTTGCTCTTTAGCACCTATAACATTACCTTCTTTGTCTATAGTTATTTTGCCCATGTCTAAAAATCCTTTTAAGTCTTTAGCGTCATGTGCCTTATGTTCTACAGCAAGAAGTTCTATTGCATTATTTATTTGTATCTCTTTTATTTTCTTCTCATAATCACCGACCTGTGTTTGTAAAGTCTGTATGGTTGTTTGAGCGTCCTCATCACCAATTTGACTTTTCAAAGTTTTAATTGTTGAATTAAGAGAAGCTATCGTAGTGTTAGCTGCATTTAACTCTCCTATCTTAGTGTCCAATCTATGTTTAGGTATGTAGATATTCTTTTGTCCGTCATCTACAAATATTTTACACTTTTGTGCTTTTAGATTTTCTTGTAATTTAGCTACCACTTCGTCTGCATTTTCAATTCCTTCCATGAAGTCTTTCAATTCCATAGAATACCTCCTTTTACATCTTATAGATGAATAAACATTGTTTTGTATAGGAACAAAGAACCTAAATTTATTTCGTTACGAGCATTTTTATTAAGGTGCAAGAACCTTACAATATATTAATAGATTGCAATAACAAAAAATTAACTGTTTACATAAAAAAAAGTGGGAGCCATTAGTAAAAATAGCTCCCACCAGTCTGCCTAATAAAGGTCATCTATATCTATAGGGAATAATTCATCATATAATTTTCGTTCATATATGCATTCGTCTATGCGTTCTATAATAGTTTCCTTTGTCATACCCATTACTTCCATTAATGGAAACATTTCACCTAATATAGCCTCGTAGTCGTTTAGTTTTTGTTTTAATTTTTTATCCATATAATTACCTCCATTTTACTTTTCCACTCTTTATAGCTTCATTTAAATTTTTAACATATTCTTCTACATATTTTTTACTACCTGGTAAATATTTATTCATCAGCTCTGTCTGTTCTTTTTGGCCATAGGATTGTAATATATCTGCCCATGCTTCGGAACAAACTTCTGCTTTTTTATCCCTTCTATTCCAATATGACTTACTGTGTCCCCAATTTCCTGTTACCTCATTATCTGTAACGCCTCCGTATAAGTCTGACACTGGACCTATATAATCAGGTTCACTTTGTAATTCTAGTTTCAGGTCAAGTCTAGCAGTAAACTCACTAACACCATTGGCTCTCTGTTTAATTGCATTATCAACATCTTTTTCTATCTGGCTATAAAAATCCTCTTTTATTGCGCTAGTAAATGTACCAAATTTATTATCAATTCTATGTGCTGTCTCATGGAAGAATGTTGTATATCCAGTTAAACTATCAGCTATTTGCTTCATAGATATTTTAATTTTATCAGTAGCCGGCGTATAACAAGCTCCTCCATTTGTATGCATTATCTTTAGTCCTTTTGTGCCATATAAATATAAGTCTTGTATTTCAGGTGGGTAGGTTTTTAGCATATCCATAACACCTTTTACGTGTTTCTTATATCCTTTAGTATTACCTCTACATTTACTTAGAGTTTCTTCTAGTTGACTTTGTAAATCTGCCATACGAGTGGCTCTCTCTTTTTCAGTAAAAATTTGCCCTGTTGGTACGCCTGTACGAGGGCTTGCAGTAGGGTCGTCCTTATGTTTATTCACCTTGGTTTTACTCTTTTTAGGGGTAGTTTGTTTTGTTTTTGGCTTTGTTTCTGTTTTTGTCTTCTTTTTCGGTTTAGGGGTAATTGATATATCTTTATAAAGTTTGTCCATAGTTCCACTATTAGGTTCTCCCTTTATCCAGTTACCTATGTCTTTAGCCATTTGTTCGGGGGTTACTTCTTTTCCGTCAATCATCATAACACACTCTAAATAACACATACCGTTAGGGTGGTCCATTGGACAATCTTTGTTACTGTAAATCTTTCCATCTCGTTCTTCGCATAAATCACAAGTCCTACCTGCTGCATGTGCACTTTTCCATTTAACCCCTTGGGAGTATGGGTTTACTCGGTCATTGTTAATGCTTGATAGTTGTGCTAAATGGGTAGATGTGGTTCTTGCTAATCGTAATGCTTCATAGTCTAACCCACCACTATATTTTCTTGCATATCCTGGACCTAGTTTCTCTCTTATCTTTTTTCTGTCCCAGGTTCTATGTCCTTCTGTAGCAAAATCTTTTATTATTTGTGCTGTCTCTGAAGCTCCCAGTCCTCTAGCTACACAGCTTTGTATAGCTAATTCTATCTTGTCACCACTAGCATTAGTGGCATTCCACAGACGACTAGACAGCCCTTTGCCATCTTTGTAAATCTCACCTTGAACTAACATTCTAATATTATCCTCTGATAGCTTTTTAACATTTTTATTTATTTGTTCAAAGAGTTCAGTATCTTTATATTGGGGTAAATAGTGTTCAATAACATCTGCTCCATACATTGCCATTCTGGCAGTTACCTCTTGATTATATTTAGCAGTGATTCGGCGCATTTCTCTATAGAGTTGATTAACGTAGGCAGTTTTAGCTGCATTGGAAGTGAATGAAGATGTATCATGGGTATTTAATAAATCAAAGTAAGCATCTTTAAATGCTTGATTGTAAGCTAATATAATATCCTTCTCTTGCTTTTTTAATACTTTTTTATGTGCAGATAGCCTAGCTTTCGCTAGGCTCTCCATATATTCTTGTGAGTTTTTTGTCATAGGCACTACCTCCTATTTTTTACTTGCTAAATATTCAGCTTTTAGCTTGTTACTTCTTTTCACATTCCATTCTTTTTGTTTTAAATATTTTGTATATGCTTCATTCATCTTCTTTTGCCATCTGTTTATCAGCTCTTGTGGTACTGGTTTGTTTCTATCTTCATAATATTTATATTCGTTTATTCTTTTCTTGTCTAGTTTATTATATGCCTTAACATATTGTGAAGCTAGGTACATACCATTTCTTAGTTTATTATCAGCTACATAGATTATATAAGGTTCACCACACTTTGTACATCTATATCCTACTACCACTAATTTTTTACCAGGTACAAAGTCTATTTCACCAACATGCCCTGTAAAAGATTTACCACAAACGTCACACACTAAATTTTTTATTAATGTATTATCCAATCTATTTATATCTCCATTTGTATTTAATTGTTTCATTAACAGCTCACTCCTTTAAAATATTTTATATCTAATATATAGAATATTTATATTAAAAGTTAATTAGAATCGCCCTTATCATCGCCTCCGTCGTCTTTGTCATCGTCCTGTTTATCAGTATCTTTATTGTCGTCATCATCATTTTTATTAGAATCATCATCTTCGTTATATGGGTCATCTAATCCTAACATTGCATTATTTGTAGAATTTAATGTATCTATTTCTTCTAATATAGTTTCCCATTCTGTATCAGCATCTTGAGCGTAGCCAAATTCTTCTATATATGATTTATGAGAACGTACATTTGCTTCTACTTCTTGTATTGCTACTGTCTTTGTATCTATTTCATCATCAGGTATTGGATAATTGTGTTTTATATCTAATGTGCATGGTATTCCCATTGCTTGTATCTCTGGTTCGTCTTGATACAAATTGTAAACTGTTGTACATTCTTCTATAAGTCTAATTAACCAAATTAATGCTGAATCCCATTCCTGCCATTTTTCTTCACATCTAGTTATTAGGTCATAATAAATCATCTTTAGTGCTTTACCACTAGGTACATTTAACAATCTTTCAGGTAGCGGTTGTTCCATTAATTCGTACATATCATATTTTAACTGTGTTAAATATGAATCCACAGCCCCTTGGAAATTGAATGTACTAGATAATGTTGTTACGCTGGCTAATGAATTTGTAGCTGTCCCATCTCCCAACGTAGGGTCTGATTTTAAGTCAATAATTGCATTAGGAGCTATTTTTATACCCTTGATAGATTCACTATCTGCATCTATAAATACTGGTTGTTCAAACATTTTAAATCTAAGAGCATCTCTATAGTCTGATACTGTTTTATTATAATCCATAGCCATGTCCATTAAATCCTTAACATCGCTATGTCCTCGTACATCTCCTGTTAAACCATCGTTGAATATAACTTTACAAGGTAACTGTGTTAACCCTGTGTCCCAAGTAGATTTTAGAATTTGATTAACAGATTGTTGTTCTCCGTTTTCGTCCTCATTAGCTGCAATACTTATAAATGCTGTAGCGTCCAATCCGTCTACAATTTCATAGGTGCACCAACAGTGGTCATTGTCTCCCATTTCATATGTCCATTTGTGCCATCTTTGTTCTGCTGGCAATCTGCCGACTGTTGATTTATCTTGATACACTATTTTTACTTTTATTAATCTGTCTGAATTATTAGGGTCAAATTCATAAGTAAATTCTGGCATAGTGTAGAATTTAAATTGTAATGGTCTATCTGTTAACGGGTTCCCTTGCTCGTCCATTTCCATACCTACTGCTAAAAGTACTCTTTTACCTATTGTGCAATCCATAAATGCTTTACTAAATTTAGTCCAAAAATGTGAATCATTTAGTATTTTTTCAATAAGTCCTCTTTTAGCATCTAGTTGCTCTCTATTTACATTACCATCTATACTAGATATCATTATTGTAGGTGGTACTGATGTCATGAATCTACCTTGCTTTTTCATTAGCTTTTTTGTAATGTTTCTAATTTCTCTTGTAGGTCTGTAGTCCCTATCTTTTACTGCCCATAATTGTCCTTTGTCTGATTCTAAATCATCTTCAGAACTGTAATTACGTCCTTCATAAAATTCGTAATATTGCTGAACCTCTTTTACCTCTTCTAAAAAGGCTCTGTCTGTACAATACAATCCTAACATACTTTTATTTATTGTATCAAATGTGCTTTCCATATTTTACCTCCTATTCTAATGCTCCTTTTCCTGTCCATACTGTCATCTGTTCTTGTAGTGTCTTGTACACTATACTATCAGTTAAACAAGCATATCTTATTTTATCCATTGCATGGTCGTCTATCTTAACGACTTGCTCTTTACCTTTATCAAGTGCATCGGAATCCCAACAATAAGATGCAAATTCTTCAATGTCTTTTGTACAGCTTGGGTCTAATGTAAAATGTTGTATTGATAGTAAATAAGATACACATTGAATACCTAATTCAACATTGTTCTTTGCTGGGATTATCTTTATATGATGTCGTTTAAACCAAGGGTCTTTTCGTAGCTCTACTATTAAAGGAGCTGCCGAAGGGTCGACTGTAATATATTGTGGTATTACTAGATATTCAGCTAAAAAGTCTTTTAAATCTTGTACATACTCTTTTACTGTCTTTTGTCCTTCATCTCTACCACTATGATAATAACTTGCTATTTGGTGGTACCTCTTCTCTGGTGCATAATATCCAAATATACCGAATGTTGTAGCGTTTTGCATACCGAAGTCGGCAGCTACAAAGATTCTTGTCCAGTTTCTTCGTAATTTTATAGCATGTTTTTCAGCTTCAAACATAGGATAAACTGCGCCATCAGCTGTTACCCATAGTCCTAAAATGTACCTCTTATAGAATACTCCTGTATATAAGGCTCTGTATCTAGCTTTTACTCGTTCGTCTAATGAATAGTTATCGTCCATAGTGAAGTGTAGATACAAGACTTTTTTCTCCACTGCTTTGTTTATCCATTCCTTTTTAAACCAATGGAATGGGGAGTTCGGGTTACAAGAGAACCAGAATTTGGCTCCACTCACAGAGCATCTGGCTGTAGCTTGGTTAACAAATGATAATGGCATTAAAGCTACTTCATCAAAGAATACTCCTGCTAGGGTAATTCCTTGAATTAAATCTTGTGAGCTTTCATCTTTACCACCAAATATGTAGAAGTAATTTATATTTTCAAATATGGACCCATCACTATATTTCATTTTACGAGATATTTGCATAAGTCCTTCAGAACGTCTGTCCTCTACTGTATATCCCCTTGATTTTAACATCTGTTTTAATGGACCAACAACATTTCTTCGTAAAGCTCCTACTGTCTTTCCACATAGGGCTAGATTTTCACCATTAAAAGTTTCCATACCCCACATTACAAAACTTAATGCCATTGATACTGTTTTTCCACTTCTTACTGCACCGTCACAGATAATACTATCATAATCTGCATATTTACTACCTTTATACCACCATGACATTACAATTTTTTGTTTAGGACTAAAAGGAGCGAATTTAAATGGTATTATCTTCTCTTTTCTTCTAGGCATCTATTTTCCCTCGCTCTCTACGACTGTATTAGGGCTGCCAGCATCTTCCTTTAGTATTCCTACGTCTGATGCACAGGCTTTTAGCATATCTTCAAAGTTATCAGCATCGAATACTTTGTCATCTATTCCATAGTCAGCTAAATATTTCTTTAAGTCTAATTCTTCTCGTCTGTATTGTAGGTTTACTAATACCTCTTTTGGCATCCAACCTGATGTTTCTTGTTGTCCTTGTTGTGCTTTTCTAAGAATGTCAGCTACTTGATTAAGTCTATAAAAATCTAGTTCGCCATGTTTATTCCTAATTCCTTCGCCATGTTTTACTGCATTAATCACCAACTGCATAATCTCTTGCCAAGCATTGTTGTACATTAAGTTAATCTCTACCCCTGTTGTAACATATATGTCTTGTAGCTTTTCTTCTATAGATTGTGATGTTTTAGTTACAAAGGCTTTTTTAAAATCCTTCCAGCCTTCTTTACTAGATATTTTCTTCATTGTTGGTTCTGATAGTCCATAATTTTTACCTATATCTTTCAGTGTCATTCCACTATTAACATAGTCTAATTTCATTCTTCTGTTTCGTTCTTCTATTGTCATTGTTTCACCATTTATTGTTACAAGTGAATCTTCCTTTTTACGTCTAGCCATTTTGTCTCACCTCTGTCATGCAATCACCTCACACTTTATTTTTTAAAGTGGGTCGTTGTAAAACCCCGTGTTATTTTTTGCCTGTTTTCCAAATACGATAAAATCCTTTGTTTTATTAAATTTCGTTATATACAAAAGTGTTAACCGACTTTATTTCTGTTTATTGAAATAGGGTGTATTTCTGTAGCCTGGCTTGGCATTTTGAATTTCGCCGAGTTTTAATTCTAATGCCCTTTTGTATTTGTCGTCTTTTGTTATTCTCATAAGGGATATTATCATATATTTGTTAACTCGTTTTGGTACCTTCTTTTGTAGCTCTAAATCAACCAAATATGAAGCTTGTTTATATGTATGAATGTGTGTATGTCCTTGCTCCCAAGGTTTTCTCATATTATAAACTACAAACTCATCATGTTCTGCTCTTTCATATACAATAAGATATTTTTTCTTAAACGCTATCTTCATGGCTGTACCTCCTAAACACTATATTTTATATATTGTAATTGCAATAATTAAACTAAAAAGTACCTCATAGTATATCTGTTCATGGTCCAAATGTGCTTCTTTGTGTATTCTGTTGGTATTCCTGCTATAGGTACTTTTATATACTCCTAAGGTTCTTACTTTATACTTTTACTATCTCGTCTTCTACAGTCTGTGGTACGATTATAATATAAATGGTGATACATGATATTTGGTGATAATAAAAAAGCTACCCATAGTTATGGATAGCTGTAAGGAGACTATTTATAATGAAGTTATCTTATTTGCTTGGGAATAATATATTTAGTATATCTAATATATTTAGGTCTTTTGTTTTATCTCGTATTTGTTGTTTTGATTCTTCTATTGCTTTATCTAGTACTTTTTCTATTGAATCCTCTGTTATTACTCTTTCGTCCTCGTCCTCGCCGACTTCTTTTACTTCGGCATCTTTGCCTGTTATATCTTTAATTGCATCTAATAGATTGGCTAGTATTTCATCATTTAATTTTTTCTTGGCTTTGCTCTTATCTATTACTGCTTGTATTTCTTTATCTGTCATAACGTATGGTACCAGTCTTAAATATGCGTTGCTTAAATCTGTATTTATTATGTCGGCCATGTCTTCCAATTCTGTTTTTAATTCTGAACTTCTTTCAAGTGCTCCTTCATGTACTCCTGCTAATATATAATCTGTATAGTCATCTATTCCTTGGAATGCAATTTGTAGTCCTTTAAATGCTAATGTCATGCTCATTATTCTTGTTGAATCTAATTCTGGTAAAGCTGTTACATCAAAGTCACTATCTGCTAATTTATTTAGTTTTTGTCCTGCTTCATTTATTAATTTTGTTTGGATTCCTTCTGGTAGTCCTTTTAGTTCTTTGTAAGTGTATTTCATATCTTTGTACCTCCTAGGTTTTTTTATTTTTTTTCTTACATTTAATATATAGAATTTATTTTAAAGGTGTTAACCTTTATTTTATAATCTTTAAATCTTTAGTATAATATGTTAAGTCGATACTATTATGGTGGTCGTGTATATCATTTAGAAATATAGTAACTACTTCTTTAGTATCAACATCTATTACTAATACTAGATTTTTTAATTGGTATCTATTTATGTGTATAGCTCTTTTATCTCGTAAAACTACTCGTCTGCTTGCCCCACGCCCCGTATTAAACTCTACAAGTTGTGCCCTTTGTAGATTTACTGCCTTTATATATTGTTCGCTCACATTAAGTCTGGCAGCTGCCTCTTGTGCATGGTCACAAAGTGTTATATTATCTACCTTAGAGATTAACTCTCTAAGGTATTCCACTTCATCTCTCGTCATTTGTGTGATATGTTTTCTTGCTCTCCCCCTCTGTGTTTTTCTTTTATATTGTGCAGACATTGTATTTACCCCCTTTATTCTTTGTACAATGTAGATTCTAAATAGTTCTTGCTATCTTTAAAATGTGCTTCTAAATATTCTCTAGTATCATTAGCTGAATTATGCAAGTCTTCTGGTATTTTTATCATATACATACCTTTTTCATCTATTTTACCTTCTGCAAAGTTGTAACCATCTTTTCTGTGCAATCCTTGTTTGAATACGTCATAATTAACGTAATGATGCCATCTTCCATATCTAAATACAAGTTTTGCTACGTCTGGGTGCATTTCAACTAGCATTTTAGATTTATTATACGTACCTTCTTGTGCATAAAACTCTGCTGTATTTCCACCTTTTATTTGTTGTGTATTGATTTTGTCCCCTAAGAATAGATTAAACTGTACTGTAGTCCAACCATCTTTTAATGCTCTTAATGATAAATCTGTATCTTCGTTATATCTACCACGCCATCTGTATGGTATATCATTCCTAATAAGTAACATGGAATATATTCTACGATTCATCATATAAGGTACTCTTGGAGTTCTATCAGCACAGAACATATAATAGTTTGGACCAGCTATTGCTATATTATCATATCTGTCTACAAATTCTTCCATGATTCGTAGAGCTGCCCCTGTTTTGCATGGTATTCTTCTACCTCTCCAAAATCTATAAAAGCCTTTTACGTTGTCATCAAATACCCAATGCCACTTAAATCCATTTTTAATGCTATGGTCCCAACAGAAATTTCTTGCTGGACCTGGTCCAGTTGCTGATAGATTCCCAGTATCATTAAATACATCATATTGTGTCTTGTACTCCATGTCTAATTTAATAACTGTACAATATTCATTTTCAAAGTTCTTTTTGTACTCTTCATACTCTTGTGGTTCTACTACTAAATAGTGTGGTACTCCCATTTTTGTGAAATTTACTGAAGTGTGCCAACAACCTGGAGTACTTCTATTCTTAGAAATAATATAAACTGGGTATTTAGGATTTTCACCACCTAATACTCTTAAATACCAATGCTCACTTTTGCCCCACTTAGGGTACCATATTGATTTTGTTTTCTCTGTTATATTCTGCTCAAACATTTCTTTTGCATCTGCATTTTTATCTATAATAAAATCTATTTTTGCATACTCATCGTCTAGAAATTCCTGTGTATATTCGGGAAGCTCATTCCATTCCAACTCCCAATCTAAATTTCTCTTAGCTCCTGTGTCATTAGATACTTTGCTATATTTAACTTCTTTAGTACAATAATTTACTTCTCGTACTGTTCTATCTAATTTAATTCCCAACTTCTTACCTAATTGTTGTAAGTCCTCTTTACTTCTAAATCTACAAACAATTCGTCTAGCTGTATTGTTTTTATCTAAGTCAACTTTAATTGTTGATAGATTATTAAAGATTCTTCTTTGTGCCATCTTAATACCTCCCTTTATTATTCTTAATTAATATATATAAAAATAGAGTAAATAGTTAAGTAGAAATTTACTTTTTACTACCTACTCTATTTATATATGAATATTTGTAAAATATGCTTATAAATTCGACCCTGTGTACGACTGTGGGAGGGCTTTTCTTTTATCGCTTGATAGTTAATATGGCTAAAACATCTTCTGTTTTTACGTCGTTATCCTTGCAGCATACCCAGAATGCATAATGTTCGTATTTATTTAAAATATGACTTCCAAAAGATTCTCTCCACATGTTTGCTACTTTTGTAGCTCGTTCTATATAGTTCATTGTAATACCCCCTTCATTATTCGGTAGGAGCTTCTGCCCCTACCTACTTCCCCTATTATTTATTTTCTTTATTATCTTTCTTTTGTTCTTTTGCTTCTCTTCTTGCTACCATTCTATCTACTTCAAATGTTCTTGCTTTGTCATATACTTCCCAGAATATATCACTGTTTGGTATAGCTACTTCTAAGTTTAATGCCCATCTTTCAGGTAGAGCTTTTACTAAATTTTTAGCGTTTAAGTATTCAAATATTGGAGCCATTGCTGTTCTTCTAACATGTACTTTTGCACCTTTTGAATTAAGTACTAGGTCGATTATAACTCTTGGTTTATCATCTATAGCGTGTACTTTAATAGCTATTCTACCTTTCTTTTCTTCTACTAATATACCATTACCTTCTAAATCGTAAACTGTTTCTAATAAGTCTTTATTGAATTGTTGTATTTTAGCTTTTTGTTCAGCTTTTTCTTTATTAACTTTTTTAGTCTTTTTAGTTTGTACTGGTTGTACTGGTTGTACTTCTGGTTCATCTATATCAGCTATTACTATTTTGCTTTCAACTTCTTCAATTTCTTCTATTGTTGGTAGAACTTTATCCATTGTAACTTGTTCTTGTTCTTCTTCTTTAGTTTGTTCTTCTTCTTTAGCTTCTTCTACTTCTGCTAATTTTACTAATGTGTAATTTTTTTTCATTGTGTTTAAACTTGCTTTTTTAACTTCATCTAATATAAACCCTACAACTGTTTCTTCTTCTATTTCTAAATCTGTTACTGTATATTCAGCTCCTTTTGTTTGTACTATTGAACCTACTGTTAATTTTTCTAATTCTTGTTTTTTCATTTTCATAATCTCCTTTTCTTTTTTATTTATTTCTTATTTCTTATTATGGTTTAATTATATATCCTTTTATATAATTTGTAAAGCGTTTTTATGAAAAAAGTTTTAAAAATTTTAAAATAAAAATAGGTAGGAGCTTGAAAGTCCCTACCTATCTATGTTGTAGCTATTTATGATTTATTTAAAACTTAATAATGTTCTTACAAATTTTTCTGGTTCGCTTAACTCTATTCTTAATACACTATTTTCTAAAAATGGTCTTCTGTCTATTGTAATTAATACTTCTGTAGGATTAAATACTCTTATTGCAGTTATGAATTGTGGTATAGTAGAATTTGCTATTATATCATATATAAGTCTGCCTCCTTGCTCTGTAGCTCCTTTAGTAGCTAATTCTATTATAAATAAATCACCTAATTTATTTTTATTCGATGTTCCTTGTTCTTTCTTTTCTAATTCCACTAACCACATTATACCATAATTTACTAAATCTTTTACTGTGTCGTGTAATGCTTCACCCTTTATTTTAATGTCTTTTTCATCTTTTGTAATAAGTGAAAATATTCTACTCATTTTATCATGAAGTCTTGAGGCTACTGCCATATCCCCAAATAATTCATATGTTTTTGTAAATGAATCTCCATAGTCTGCATTTTTCTTTTCATATAAATCTGTTAATTCTTTTGTAACTGTACTAAATGATGTTTCTTGTTCTTTCATTGCATTTCGTAATATTTTTTCTATAATTTGTATATCCCCTATTTCCATATATCAACACTCCCTTCTTTATATAAAGCATCTCTTATTTCTTCTTTTTGTAATGTATTTATTTTTAATAGTGGGAATCTTATCCCAACTTTTCTTGTAAAGTCTTCCATAGTTGCAGCTCCCATAGTGTTAGCATTTATTTTTTCAATGACTTTTTCTGTTTTGTCTTTGTTTAATATATCTTTATCAAATGCCATATATACAACTCTACCATATTTTGTATTTAATTCACTAACATTTTGTTCTTCCATTTCTTGCATTATCTTAAATTTTGTTATTTGTAATTCTTCTTGTAATGCTTTTATCTTATAAGAAGTTTTACAAGCATGTTCTACTAATTCTTGTAATTCTTTATTTTCCATTGTGTTGTTCTCCTTCCATAAAATTCATATGAGCCCCTGCCCACCATATTCCCATTAAAAACCCTAATGAGATTGAAATTACTGTATTAATAATATGAGCTATCACTTTGTCACCCCCTTATATCTTGCACATTCCTTATTATTCTCTGGGCAGTATCCCAATTTCTTGCATTGTGGTACTAATAAGGATTTGTATCTTGGTTCTACCTCAACTACTTGGTCAACCATTTGTTTTACTATTATTCTGATTGGTAATTCAGCCCTAGTGCACAATCTTACGTTTGCTAAATGAGCCAAACATTCTATATTTACTGCTATATTACAACTTGTACTTATTCCTATTGGTAGTATTGTTCTTGCTATCTCGTTAGCCTTTTCACCTTTTATATGACCCTCTTCTAAATAACTTTGAATATAATTATATTGTGCATTTACTATGTTTTCTTGGTCTTGGATTGTCTTTATCATATATGGATTATCTGCTAACTCGGGAGCTATATAGATACTAACTTTGCCATCTTTGTTACAATATCTTAATGATTGTACGTTTGTAACAAATCCTATATTATGTCGTACTATTTGGTCAACTGCTGAACGTGGTACATTTTCCAATTCAAATACAAAATATAAATGTCTGCTACCACTGAAATGTCCACTCTTTAGGCAGTGTAGTCCCACTGCTTCTGCTTTTTCTTTTGGAGTATCGTAGCATATAGCTGCAAACTCACCGTGTTTTTTAATAAAGCTCTTTACTTCTTCACCATTAACTAATCTTACTTTAAAATCATCAATTGTAAACATATATTATTCTCCTTTATATAAATTTCTCATTGCACATAAATCATTGTATGCTTTATCAAAATGTCTATTTCTTTCAAATATATAAACTGTATGCCCTATTCCCTTAATAACTTTAGTATAGGGGAACCCTAGCCATGCTAGAGCCCCTGCTAAATTGCTACTATGGACTGTTTTTAGTTTTGCAACTTTTTTATCCACTATATTTCACCCCCTGTCGCAATATATTTTATTACTGCTTTTACATCTTGAATTTTTTCTGAATATTCTCTATAAAATTTGCTATCTTCGTCCCATGTATCTCTAGCATCATACAATTGACATAAACGTAATACTAAATCGAATGGAACATCTTTATACACTCTTGGTGTTTTATCTTCTCCTACTCCCATATTTAAACCTCCTTTAAAGTTTTTAGAACTTTCGGTTTGTTGATAGCTTCTATTACTGCTTTTTGTAAATCATCTAATTTCTTTATAACTTCTTGTGCATCTTTTAATTCTGTATCTCTCATACTAAATTTTGTAAGTCCTATATTTATAGCTTGTTCTAATGTTCTATAATATCCAACTTCTTTTTTAGCTGGCTTACCATTCTTTGAAGTATATTTTTTCACTATTACGAATGTACCATAGTCGTCCATTATTATGTCATAGTCTTTATTTATTACCATTTTGAATCCCCCTTTAGGAGCTTTTCAGCTCCTATTTATTTTAATTCTTATCTTCTTACTTGTATTTCTTTTATTAGAGCTTCGTTGTTACAATCATCTGTATATTTCCAACCTAGCTCTTTATGAAAATATCCTTGTTGTTTTAAATGGTCTTCTGCCTCTTCAAATGTTTTGTATCCTTCTTGTGATACTTTTCCGTCATATTCGATTATGAAAAAACTCATTGGTCTTAATTTCATCTGTTCAACCTCCCTTATTTTTATTTACATATAATATATAGAAATTAGTAAAATTTAGTTAAGTAGAAAATAAAAAAAAATCCCACTAATTAAAAAAGTGAGATTTTTCTATTATATTATAAGTCTAGTAACTCTATTACACAGCCTGTGGCAGCTGCCTGCGGTTCATATATTCCCATCTTTATTCCCCTATCGTATTTATCTACTATTCTAAGTCCATGTAATAGGGCAGCTGGTTGTATATTGTTATCAGCTAAAATACTTTTGCATACCCAAGGATTAAGTCCTGTAGATTTTGCTATATTATATTCCCCTCTATAACCTTCTACTAATATACACTCTTTAAGTCGATTATATAATACTGATAAAATACCTATTGCATTTTCCCCTGCTCCTAAAATTTTATTTAGTTCTGTAATAGCTCCTACGCTATCCTGTCTTATTACAAATGTTGCTAAATCAAATACATTTCCATTATCAGCTTTTACTATTAAATCATCTATTAGCTGTCTGGTCACTTCTTTATAGCCTAATCGTTTTATTTTATCTAAATTAGAAAATATTGTATTATAATCATTATTACAAGATTCAATGAAATACTCTAAATCTCCTATTGCACCTGTTATATGACCCTTTAATAATTTAATACATTGCCCGGTAGGGGCTGGTTTAAATTCTATTGCTTTATCTTTAAAGTGTTTATAAAATTTGCTTCTCTTATCTAATGTCGTTACTAATAAAATTACGATTCCACTTTTTATTTCAATGTCCCATGCTTTTTCTGTTTTCATAAATGTAGAATCATCTCGTATAATATATACTCGGTCGTCATCAGCTTTACCAAATACCGTATTTTTAGTTGTAACCTTTTTCATTATACTTGCGAAATCATCAACACGTTGTGCAACTTTTCCTTTACTTAGTTGCTGAATATACAAGTTTTGTAACCCTATTTCATCACCATAGAATATATAAAAGTGGTCCAACTCACCTTTTCTGATTTGTAAATTTAAGTCTTTTATATTCATCTTATTGCCCCCTATCGTAATGTTCTTATATTTAATACCCATATATCAAATATCATCTTTTTATTAGCTCCCTTCTTATTTAAGTGTATAAGAGCTTGGTTTGTATAGTAAATCATATTTCTATATATATCTACTATTCCGACTTCATTTACTGTGGGGTTGTGTATGCGTCTTCGTATATACTCTAAAAATACTGATAAAAATAACTTTGGAGTTATACCTCCGTCTACTTCTTTAAAATCTATTTTGTTAGATATTTTAAAAGCATTTCCAGTTCTTACCTTTAATATGTTCGTATGTACGAGCTGTACATACTCGTAACAGTTATCGAATATATTTATATATGTCTTAATTTCTCCTGGAGTAGATAAACAATTAAACATTTCATCTTCGTACTGTATCTTAGTACCTAGTTTATTGTAAAACTCTTGTAGCTGATTTACTGTATATGGTTCTAGTTGTAAAACTGTAGCTCTACTTACTATTGTTGATATTGTATTTTGTAATGATACTAACCCCATGACTATATATAAATTTTGGGGAGGTTCTTCAGCTATCTTTAGCATGGCATTGGCAGCCTGTAGTGTAAGTTCATCTGCATTTTTTATAAAGTACATTGTCGGTTTTGTAAGTCCTACCGTATTGTCGATTAGGAATCGAATATCAGCTATTTTATTATCTATTTCTATATAATTCATATTCCTGTCATCAGCTATATACTTAGATAATAAAGTTCTACCAGAGCCATGTGGCCCTAGTAGAATTATAAATTGTGGTAGATTATTCATACTATTTATTTGTTTTATTACCGGTTCTTGTCCTATTACATCATACATTGCATTAATACCTCACTTTCTACCATCGCTCTTGGATTTTGTTCATATTTTATTGTATTATAAAGATTATTGAATACATCTAAACTATTAATTAAAAAATCCATGTCGATATTATTTATTGTAACTGTAGCTTCTTCTTTATGAGTTTCTGGTAAATTAGTTAATTCATATTTATTTGTCAATTTATATTTGCATAGGTCCAATATATAATTAGTGCAATCTCTTATAAATATTTTTAAATCCTTTCCACTATAAAAAGTATCATGTATAATATTTAATGCTTGTTCTGATTCTCTTTTAAATATGAATCTTAAAAGCTGATTCATTGTTGTATATGATGTAATACCTAAACAACTTAGAACAGATTCAACTGTTATTTCTTTTGTATATCCTAATACTGTATCTAGTTTTGTAATGGCATCTCGCATACCTCCGTCAGCCAATTTAGCTATATAATTTAGAGCTTCAGTATTGTAATTTATCCCCTCTGCACCAGACTGTATGAACGATTTGTTTTCTTCATCTAATATATAAGCTAGTCGTAATGCTATCTCATTTTGAGGTATTCTCTTAAAATCGAATCTTTGTACCCTACTTAATATTGTATTTGGTATTTTTTGTGGGTCTGTTGTACAAAGTATAAATATTACTCCTTTAGGTGGTTCTTCTAATATTTTAAGTAATGCATTAAAAGCTCCTAATGATAGCATGTGTACTTCATCTATAATATATACTTTATAGTCCGTAGCCATTGACTTCATTTTACTGTCATCAATTAAGGCTCTTATATTATCTACCCCATTGTTTGAAGCTCCGTCTATTTCTATTGGTTTACCTTTGCCGTTATTAATTTCGTTCGCAAATATTCTTGCTGAAGTAGTTTTTCCTGTTCCTGCTCCACCGCAGAATAAATAAGATTGTTTAAATTCTCTTGTTTCTATTTGATTAACTAATATCTTTTTAACATTGTCTTGACAAACTAAGTCTTCAAATTTCTTTGGTCTATATAAAGTTGCTAATGCTTCCATGTTCCTACCTCCTAATGATTTATTTTATTTAATAATACTAAATAACTTGCTTTTTTCTTTACCCAGTCATCTTTAGGTAAATCGAATCCTGTACTACCATCAAAGTCTTTAAAGGCTTCGTAGTATTCTTTTACTGCTTTTGTTTCTCTAGGGTACTTCTTTTGTAGTTCTACCAGCTCTCTGCTCCATTGGTCGTATGAAGAATCTGGTACAATAGTTGTATCATATTCATAGTATATACAGCTATGTACCAGAATTTGTAACCTTCTTTGTTTTATTTTTGCCATAACTTTATTATTAAGTTTAAAGCAAGCAATCATATTCTAAGCCTCTGTTATATAGGTACTCACTTCATCTGCCATGTGTAATAGAAAAGCCAGTTTATTTTGTTCATATACTCTACCTACCATATTAGAACTACTATATTGTGAAGTATCCCATGTACTCATATGCCAATAAATTGCTTGTTTTTCTTCATCTGTTAATTTTATAAAATCTTGTACTATTGATAAACTCTTTGCTCCATGTCCTAATAATAAATCCTCTGCTTTTCTCCACCCTGGTACTTTTTCCCATTTACCTGTACCACTTTTATCTGGTGGTACACTTACTTCACATGGTTTATATGAATTTACTTTACATAAATCATGAAGTAACCCCACAATTAATATAGAATCTTTAGGTATATCTAATTCATAGAAGTTTGCCAAGTCTCGTAATTCATAAGTTACATTTACACTATGTTCTACTAAACCACCTTCTCTTGATAAATGATATTTGGTACTACAAGGAGCTATGAAAAAATCTGTTTGTTCTTCTAAGTATTTTATCAGCTCGTCTACCCCCGGTCTGTTTACCTTTTCTAATAAGTCTATAAATAATGTTTTTGCTTGCATTCTATTTTTCTCCCTTCAATTCTAAATATTCTTTATAGTCGTCGATTGGTATTATTGCATATTGGTCATTAATTCTTTGTGAACCAAAATCGAATATAATTGCCCAATGTACCTTTTTCATTGCTATAGATTCATGAATAAGAGTTTTAATCCAATCGAATTTTATTGAAAATGTTGTACTTGGTTTTGTTTTTGTCTTACATTCTACTATTGTATCATCTAGTAAAATATCACCCTTTTTTGTATGTCCTGCCCCACTATTAGGTGTTAATGTCCCGCCTAAATATGAAGCTACTACATGCTCTTGTTTAGAACTAAAATCTCTTGTGGCCATTTAAATAACCTCCTATATATTATATTTATCTTACATATAATATATAAGAGGTTTGGTCTATCTGTTAACTAACTTTTCACATTTTTCATAAAATTGTTTTATTGTTTTACTAATATAAGACTGTGATACATCGAATTTTGTTGCAATATCCACTTGGCGTTCACCTTCTATAAAGGCTTTTGCTATATTTTTCTGTTTATCAGTCTTAAAAGAATTAGCTATCTCTAATAAATAGGGCTTCATACTGGATACTATGGCATCTCGCTCTACATCATCATCAGATGTAAGAGTATCTGCTACCAATAAGGATTCACACGCTTGGGTACCTGCATCTAAATATAAGATACTTCGTAACTGATTCCCATATTCGTCAAACTCATTATAATGTTTTTTATTAACTTCTATATAGTGTTTTACTTCTTTGTAAATAGCTGAAAAACAATAAGTTGTATATAAAGCTCCCCCTTTAGGGTCATAGTAGCTCATACATTTAAATGCTGTCATATCTGCTATTTGGTGCAAGTCCTCTATGTCTTTTCTAAATCTAAAGGGCCATAATATCTTACGTATCATACCCTGCATATTATCCAATAATTCCACAAATACTTCTTCGTCTCCTGTTTCCTTGTATTTTTCATATAACTTTTGGCATTCTTTGCCTTTACTCATTTGTACAAGCTTCCAATCTTTTTAGTAAGTCTTGTTTTTCGTCTTCGTTTTCTCTTAAAAAGTTTATTAATTTTGCAATGCCTTGGAATTTTAATGGACTACCATCTTTTTGTTTTATCTCGCTATTTTCATCTAATATAGAGAACCAACTACCTCCTTTATATATTAAGTTATACTGCAATGCTAGTTGAATACTATCATTTAATACGTCTATTCCTGTTGTGTAATTTAATGTGTAATAACCAAGTCGTCTATCTGGTTTACAAACTTTTGTTTTTCTAATTTCTAAAGTTACTCTGTTTCCTGCTGGGTTTTCAGCTTTACTACTTAATTCGCCATTATTACTATCTAAATAAGTATCTTTTTTGCATCTGATTCTTAATGCACAAGCATGTTTCCACATCTTACCACCTGGAGTACTCTCTGTATTATACATACTGCTTATATCCTCACGTACTTGGTTAATCCCGATAAAAGCACATTGATTTTGTACTAAGTGAGGTGTAACTTTACTACAAAAAGTTGTAAGTGCTTGGGAAATTCCACCATACGATTTTTTCTCTAATGATTCTTTTAATATATTTTGTGATACTAACATTGGAATTGAATCTAATATACAAAGTCCTACATTTCCAGTAGCTATTAAATCAATGGCTATTTGTAAAATTTCTTCAGCAGTTTGTTCTTGAGGTCTAACTAATATCATAGATTCTGTATCTACTCCTATTAGTTGGGCCCATTGTACGTCCAATGTTTGTTCTGCATCTATATATACAACTTGTTTTGGGCCAGATTCCTCTAAGTCTGCTAACTTATCTTGTAATTTAGTAATTTTATTTTTAGCATCTTTTGTATCTTTTTCTTGTAATACTTCTATCTCTGATTCGATACTTGCTATCTCGTCATCATATACTTGTTGGAATTTCTTTTGTGCATTTCCTACTATGTCTAAGGCTGAGGTAGTTTTACCACCACCTTCACCTCCGTAAAACTCTGTTATCTTTCCGACTGGAATACCTCCATAGGTCATATAATTTGCCATTGGTGAACTAAAAGGTATTTTAGCTACTTTAATTATATCTGTTCCTACATTTATAATATCGGCTTTAAACTTCTTATTTATCTCTGCCATCTTCGTCTGTAATGCGTTCATATAATTACCCCCTCTTTATCCAATAATTCCCGACACAGCCGTCTGTACTGTCCCAAGTATCTAATACTTTATGGTCTTTTATACAAACTATATGATGTCCACCTATATGAGCAATTACTATACCATTTACAAGTTTTACAAATTCGGCTCCTGTGTATTTAGTGCCATCTGGTTTTTTAGGTTGTTTTTGTTTTTCCCAACCTTTTACTTCTAAATATTTTGCATAAGTCTTTTTATCATTAGGCATCATTTTTAGCTTTAATGCTATTTCTGTTAAGTCTGTTAATACTGTTTCCCATGAATCCCCTGTGGCAGCTGCCAAAGCTCTTACCACACAATCACCTGCTCTATTATTCTTTGGATTTTCATTGTGATACATAAATGTTTCTGTATCATTTGGTATTCTTCTTATTGCCATTATTACAACCTCCCTTTTTCTTATTACATATAATATATATAAAAAAGCTCCTACCTGTTAAGTAGGAGCTAAAATTAATTTTTTTTAATATATTTTATTGTCCTGTTGAGCCATAGCCTCCTCTGTCCTCATTGCCTAATGAATCTACAACTTTTAAACTAAAATCAGTTGTTTTTACTATAGAGAATTGCGCCAATCTGTCTCCAATTCGTACTGTACCTGGTCTTGTAGCTAGAAATACTGCTAACCATTCATCATTATCGCCATTATAATTTGAATCTATTAAGCCTATACTATTTGTTAACTGTAACCCCTTTTTAATAAATGTACTACTTCTTGAAATTAAATGACCTTCATAGCCTTTTCCTAAATCAGTTGCAAAGCCTAAATGAATGATTAACACATCGCCTTGTCCATATAAAGTTAATCCAGTTTTTTGTATTTCTTTTCTATGTGCAAATACATTTTCGTTTAGTCCTAATAATTCATTCGCTTTTACAAGTTCAACTCCATTTACATAACAGTCCCACCAATTACCATTTTCTTTTGTCGGTAATATTGAATCTTCTTTCATTGGTTTTATATTTACAATTTTTTTAGCCATTTTATACCTCCTGTATTCTTATTTTCTTTAACATTTCTGATTCTATCTTTAGCTATATTAAAATAATTTTCATCTAATTCTATACCAATAAATCTTCTATTTAAATTCATACAAGCTACCCCTGTACTACCACTACCCATTGTAAAATCTAATACTAAATCTCCTTCATTTGTGTATGTTTTTATAAGATATTCAAGTAATTTTACAGGTTTTTGAGTTGGATGCACTCGCACTCTATTGTTACATTCATTAGCTCTAGCATTAAAGTCTAGCAAATTGATTGGATATTTATACTTAGTACTTGATGTATGAATAAAAGCACCACTTTTAACTCCTGTAAATATATCGCTTTTTTTTATTGTATAATTTTTTCCTCTTTTACTAATAAGCTCTTTTTCCTCTTTTTCTGTACGTTCTACCATTTGAGGAATATACTCACACGTACCATTGCTAAATATACATATATTTTCTATCACCTTTAATGGCATATATTTAGCACGTAAAATATTACCACTACTATTTTTATTCCAATACCAATCATATTTATAATTTTTAATATTACTTATTCTTAAGTTACTACTAAAAGGCTCACTTCCGAATAAACAAATAGCTCCATTAGGTTTAATTAATTTATTTAGTCTATTCCACATTTTATCGAATGGAATAATAATATCCCATTTACAAGCTGTAGTTCCGTACGGTGGGTCAGTTATTATTGCGTCTACTATTACATCTTCTGCAATTAGCTTATCCATAACCTCTAAGCAGTCCCCCTTATATAATTTATATCTTTCTTCCATATATTTATACCTCCTCGCACCATACTGGTGAAATTATCATTGCATAATGTCTGCTTGTTCTTTTTAATCTACCAACATTTTCTGATATTGGTTCAACCATTGTGCCATCTAAACCTTTCCACCATGTCATATTAAAATAATTAGGTGAATCAATTTTAAATGCTTCTTCGCTGAATTTATATTGTTTATTTAAGTCAAATTTTTTAGCCATATTAAAACCTCCTTTTCTTTATTTATATAATATATAGAAAAGAAGGCTAATATGTTAACTAAAAGGATTATTATTGGTAATTCCTATTTCATCTAATTTACTATTATGGACTTTCTTCAGACTGCTGTGCAATAAATCAGCCATTTCCATTTTATCCTCACAAGTTTTGTAAACTCTATTATAAATATCTTCTATTAGTTGTTCATCTATAGATTGATTTTGGCTGATAGCTGTCTTATGAGATACTGTCCCTTTTGTAAGATTCATATATACTTCATTGAATTTTGTTTTACGTTCTATTTTAGCCATGCTAGATTTTACCCCTAATACTTGTACTTTTTGTGATATATCGTATAAAAGTATTGGAATATACATCAAATAGTAGTTTAATTGGTCGATAGTTATATCATCGGGGTTTTTTAAAAGCGTTCTAACGGCGTGTAGGCAGTCGTCTAATTCTTTAGTTTGTTCATTACAAAGATAATTAACTACATTTTCAGTATCTTGCATGGATAATTCAAATTTATCAACTAAATCTTGTGTTGTTTTGTTATCCTCTTCCACTACATCTATTCGTAGTCTAGCCATTCTAACCCTACCTCCCACTCTGAAATTTCGTGTAACAATTTTTTAAATTGTTCTTTATTTATTGTACAATGTGTTCTTTTATAAGTTGTAGGTATTTCTAATATATTAGGATTCTGTCTGCACATATCTATATTTATACTTCGTCTATATGGAGCTGTCTTTAATATCTCTGTCATAGGAATAATATATGCTTCTCGTTCCTCTCTAAACTCTACTAAAAATACTGATGTTATTCCCTTCTTTTGGTCCAACTTCATCATTGTTTCCCATTGATAGTCTGTTATCTTATCAAAACCAAAACTTTTGCTTTTAACACTTTTCAGCTCTATCATATATTGATTGGGATATATATAATATATAAAATCGCAAGGGTTTTTAACCCCTGCGTAACCATTTGTTGTATCATATAATCGAATACAACTATCATCATTTATTGATTGTTTAAAATCTTGTTCCCATCTTTTTCCTGGTGCCATAGCCTATCCGTCCTTCCTACATTGATTTTTATAATTACAATACATACATTTACTTGGTTCTTCAGCCATTGGAGGTACTTTATTTTGTTCTACGTACCAATTAACTGTATTTATTATACTTTCAACTCTTTCAACCATTGGCTTTGTAACCTCTACTAAATATCCTTTTTTAGTACAATTATCTCGGTCTTCATATATGAATATGACTTTAGGTACCCCTATCGTCATTGCATAACAAGTTGCTTGTAATTTATGAGATGGCCAAGGCTCTTGATGCCTATTAAATTTATGAGTTGATTCTGTTTTAATTTCTATTATATAATTCTCGCCATTATACTGTATTAGACCGTCACACATGAACCTCATATTATACTTATGGGAATATAGCTTTGTTTCGTTACCCTTCTTTTCAACGACTTCTGGGTCTGTTACTTTGTGTCTTCGTAAGTAAGTACCTACATTTAACCATTTACAATTAATTCCATTCTTTTTCATTCTTTTAACATAATTTTGTAGTCTTTCATGTCTGTCTGTCCCACTCTCGCCTATACCTATCATATTATAAGTAGAAGAATCACCGTCTGGTGATTCTCCTTTAAGTTGATAATATAAACCTCTTGTACAACCTCCTATGCCAGAAGGTTTAAAGGTTTGTGTAGGTATATGGGTGTTTTTACTCTCTAGTTCCATAGAGTGAATTAAGTCGTTTATAAACATATCTGCAACTGAATTTTCTCTTGCTGCCTTCACATAATTTGCTAAAGATTTTAATTTACCCATTTCGTACCTCCTATTGTAAACTTGTTATTGTTAAATATCCTATTACTACTGCCCAAGTTAAATCGAACATTATTTCACCAGTTGTACCATCTGGTGCTTCTGTTGCCTTTTCTGCTAAAAATAGCCATATCATTGTACCTATTACTCCTAATACTGCCCCAATTAATTTCATCATATATAAATACCTCCCTATTCATCTTCTACTGTAGCTAATAGATATATGTCGTCATTAGATTCAAATTTTATTAAATCTTGTTCCATTGATACTGTAAAGATTGGCTCTGTTATTGAATTTACAATATCTAATAATAGAGTAGCCTTCACTGTACAAAGAATATCATCTGTTACTGTATTTGCACCTTCTTTATAACCTATCACCTCTTGACTGCCATTTTTTGTAGATATAACTAGGGCCTCTTTTGTAAAAATTAAATCTATTTCATTATCATCATATAACCCTAAAAAGATTCTTAATCTACCAATAGCTCCCAATATAGATTCAGCATCTATCATACAACTATATGGAAAGCTTTGTTCTAATATTGGCACTACATCGGGATATTCATTTGCACCTTCCATTAAAGCTCCTGTAATAACCACCTTATCTCCTATGAACTTTATTTTTTGTTCAACTCTATCAATCTCAACTCTTGTTACTGTAGAATCTAAGGCTGGTATCATTTTAGCCATAGCTGGTGAGATTAACACCTCGTCGGTAAAGTCTGGTAAGTCTGTACAAGCTACCTTAATAGAATCAGCTGCAATTAATTTTTCATCTCTTATTAAGAATGAGAATAAAACCCCATCGCTCGTACTTGCTGATTTACAACCTGTTGTACACTCTATTGCATGTTGTAAAGTTTTTGTATCAACTTCTATTATAGTTTCACCATTCATTGATATTTTAGGGTATTCTTCATCTGTAAATAAATCTACCTTATATACCCCATTCCCTTTAACTTCCAAATAAGAATCTTTTGTTACTAAATTTAATTCTTCTTTTGTTGTTTTATCTACCAGTTTCCCTAATTGGTCTGCTTTTACAATTATTGTTGAAGGTTCTTCTGTAGTTACTGCATCTGTTAATACTTCTAAATAATTTGCCCCGTCTGTAGCTGTTAATTTAAGTCCTTTGCTACTAAAATCTAATTCATAGAAATTAGATATTTCTAAATAGTTATTTGGTTTTACTCTTCTTGCATTGCTTAATAAATCTTTCATTAATTCAGTTTTTACTTTCATTCTTTAAAACTCCCTTCGTTTATTTCTTACATATAATATATATAAATTTTGGTTATTAAGTTAACTTTAAATTTCTATTCCTTCACCATACCATCTTTCAGTTACTTCTATGTCACACTTCATTGGTATTTTAAAGAAGCCATCAACAATGTGTACCATTATGTGTTCAAGTCTATCTCGTACTGCTTTTGCATTTTCTTTAGGGCAAACTCCTAACACTTCATCGTGAACTGGTATTATTAATTTATAGCCTAATTTATTAAGTTCCTCATCATCATGTATTTTTATCATTGTTATTTTTGTCATGTCTGCAGCTGAACCTTGAATAATACTATTAACACATTGTCTTTGCGCTTCTGCAATTTTAGCTGAATTATCTGTTATCGCATATCCTTCTTTTAGTGCCAAGTCAATTACTTCTTGTTTTTTAGCTCTACCATATGCTTGTTTCATAAGTCTTACATATTTATAATAAACTTCATCAGACACATAATCGTCTTGAGGTATAACCTCATCTGCATTAAATGCAAATACGTCAAAGTCCTCGTCATAGTCTTTAATACATTTCTTTATTTCTATTGGGTCTAATAACATATTTGTTAATCGTCTTTTTCTACCCCATGCAGTTTCAACAAATCCATAATCGTGTGCAAATTGTTGAGCAAAATCTACAAAATCCTTTACTTTTGGGAATCCGTTATAAAAGTCATCTATAATTCCTTGTGCTTCTTTTGGTGTTATCTTCATTTGTTCAGCTATACTTGGTACACCTCTACCATACATTATTCCTAATAATACTGGTTTTACAGAAGTTCTTCTCGCCTTACCTTCGGGATTAACAGAACCATCAGGTCTAAATTCTAGACATTCTTCGTATGGCATTTTATATATCTTACTAGCGATTGTGCCATATAAATCTTTTCCTTCTAAATAGGCATTTATCATATGCTCGTCACCACTCATATGGGCCAGACATCTAGGTTCTTGTTGTGAGAAGTCACCCCCTACGATAACTTGACCCTCTCCTGCTATAAACATTTGTCGTATATCATGCCCTGCATCTATTTTTGTTCCGTCTGATAATTTTATTGCTTTAGAAGGTATATTTTGTAAATTAGGGTCGCTACTGCTAAATCTACCTGTCTTGGCTCCATATTGATTAAAACTTGCATGTAATTTACCTGTACGTTTATTAATATATCCTGGTATAGCTTCTACATAAGTGGATAATAGTTTACTCATACTTCTATATTCTAATATTGCCTGTACTATTGGGTGGTCATAATGTTTTAATATATCCTCACCTGTCCCTCTAGGTGATTTTTTGTCGGGACTTTCAAAGTGTAACACATCGTAAAATAATATTGCTAACTGTTGAGTTGAACCTATATTAATATCTATCTTTCCATTTTTAACTAATTTACTATATTTTACTGGGCTACTCACCTGTAATTTTTCTATCTTATTAGATAGCTTTTTAACCTCGTTCTTAAAGGCCACCTCGGCTTGCTCCATATAAACCTTATAAGTACTTTGGAGCTTACTTGCCAAGTCTGTATCTATCTGTACGCCCGTACACTCCATGTCGAATACAACTTTTATTAATGGCATTTCTATTTCTCTGAATACCTTTGCAACTCTCTCTAATCCCTTAGATTTACAATATGTTCCTTCTATATCTAAAAATTCATATTGAAATTGGTACAATTCATAAGTCATTATAGGGTCGAATGAAGCATACATATAACCAACATCGGGAGGTATTTTTGTAAATACTGTACCCTTAAATAAAGAGTTAAAACTTGCTGTTTGTTGTTCTTCGTTAGCTCCTACACAATATTTTTGATATAGAGCTTTTAACCCATGTGGCTCATTTTCATTTAAAAGTTGTGAACCTATTTGAGTGTCCCAATAAGGTTCTACTTCTACACCTACCATCCAATATAAAATGTGCATATCGAATTTAGCATTATGGAATATATATTTAACCTTTTTCTCATTGCACTTTATAAAGAATTCCCTCATTACTTCTACTGCTACATTTGTTTTTAGTGGTTGATTAGTCATAAAAGAGTAATGATGTAGGGGTATATATATACCCTTTTCACCTGGAGTATAAAGGCATACCCCGGCTATCTCGCCTGTTATTCTATCAAGTCCATTTGTTTCTGTATCTACTGCTAATATTCCATTTTTTAGAGTATTTTCTAAATATTCTTGTATTCTATCAACATCTGTCACAAGTTCTATTTGGTCTAACTTTTTACCAAATACTTGTAATGATAAATTTTTTGCATACTCAACTTTACCTCTCATGTCCTTTGGCGCAGTTGTACTTACTGGTATTTTCTTATTCTTTTTGTTTTTTAAAATTTCTAATGCTTTCTGTTCTGCTTTTCTTTTACTCGATTGTTTTACAAAAATATTATCCAATCTACTCACAATATTTACCCCCCTCTATCTTAAAAAAGTCTATTCATAATGAATAGACTTTTTATTATATTTAATTATGATTAACTATTAAAATGCATCTGTTTGTTGTCTGTCTCTGCTTCTACGTCTTGGTGGTTCTTCATCTCTTGCTCTGCTTCTTCTTGTATATTCTTGTGGAGCTTCTTGTTGTCTTGGAGCTGGAGCTTGTGTTTGTTCACCTTCTGATTTTAATGTGAATGTTCCATCTAATATGTCAAGCATTTCTTGTTTTGTAGCTTTTATTATTAAAGTACCTTCAAGGTCTCTTTTTTCTGGGAAGTCCTCTAATGTCTTATTGTCTGAATCTAAGGCAAATAATTCATATGTTGTTTTCATATCACCTTTTTTACCTCTTCTTTCAATTTCTATTGGTCTACTAACTAAGCTGCCGAATCTATTTAAGAATGTCACTATTTTACCTACGAAGTTTTTACCTCTTTCCCATACTTTTATTGCTCCTGCTTCTTCATCATAAAGTTGTAAGAATAATTTTTCTTTAGCTGGTACTTTTGCTTGGCATAATGGGCAGTCATCTTTATGGAAATGTCCTTCATCATCTATACCATTACAACTTACATATCTTTTTCTGCCATCTACTTCTACCTCATGTACTAAATAATAGTCCATGTCACCGCCTTCTGGGTCATCATATAAAAATCTAACTCTTGCTACATCTCCGTCATCTGCTAAAGTGAAAAATTCGCTTGCTCCTTGTGAAAACTTACCTGAATCTTTAATATTAATTTTTGCCATATTATTTATCTCCTTTTCTTTTATTTACTTACATTTAATATATAGAAATTTACTAAATAATGTTAACTATAAATCTAATGAATTTAAATAATCCCTAAATACTTTTAGTCCTGCCATTGCCTGCTCTTTTGTAGGTGCCTGTAGTCTTTTTTGTATCATATGAGCTACACTACCACAATAATTTTTACCAAATGTCAATCTTGTATCATTCCCTTTTAAGAATGAATTCATAGTTAATGTACCTATTGTTTCTTCCTTTATATTCTCTGATGTTATATAGCCATCACTATTCTTATTTGATTTTAATACAATATCATGCTTATCAGTACTTCTGCCCTTGTCATCTTCATAATGTACTTGACATTTAACTTTTCCATTGTCTTTTAACTCTGCTTTTATTTGCTTTCTTGTAAGTTCTGTTATTATTTCCTTCGATGGGTCATCTTCATCTGTAATTATTCTAGTGTATTTGCTCTTATATCTCATAAAATTACCCCCTTTTTTATTAAGCTAATTGAAAATACAATTCTTTCATAAAGGCTGATGATATTTTAGGATTATGGTCGGGGTGGTAAAAGTTAATTATCCAACGTCTATACATTTTGTATTCTTCTGATTTAAACTTTTTACCTAAGACGCCTATATACCCAATTTTGCCAAATAAACCAGGTATACTAGGCTTAGTTCCATAACAATATTTTCTACTCTTTTTACCTCGTTTACCTTTTTGTTTATTTAATATTCCTAAATTATGCTCAACTACTGCAGCTCGTACTTCTGTAAATATATTATCAACTAAGGTACTTAACTTATAAGTTACTTTACAATGTCTTGGTAGATTTTTGTTTTTTCTTACTTGTTGTCTTTTTATTGTTATATATTTATCCCCGTCATCTAACACTAAATACCAATCCTTACCTTCTTTATAAGAAGATACAAAGGTAAAAATACCAAAGTTAGTTGATATTATATTGCCTGGTTTTAATGCCTCACTCCAATCTATTCTGTTTTTCCATACTTTTCCGGCTTTTGTATAAACTGGAAATTGTTTGCTTAAATTTTTATCTGTTATATCAACCATCATTGATTTTCTTACCTCCTTTTCTTCTTATATTTAATATATATAACTTTGTTAAAATATGTTAACTATTTATTTAAATAATTTTATTAGCATTAATTCGCTCATTCTTATTTTATCTATAGTTTTTAATATCTCGTACATATACTTTACCTCCTTAATATAATGCATATATTATGCAACTAATTACAAATATCATTAAAACTCCAATAACTATATCGGGTGTTACTATCATTTTGCATCACCTACTCACATTTACTGTAGCCACAATTGAAGCAAGTAATACAACCACCAGTAAAACTTAAATCTGCCCCACATTCGGGACATCTAGCTACTTGTACCTTATTGTCTTGAATTTCGGCTGTCGGTGCGACTGCCTCATGGCTTTTAAAATCTTCCTTATATAAATTATAAAGGTGTTTTAGTTCTCTACCGATAGCTCCTGGGCAACATTTACCAGGACTTACTTCTTTTCCTATTCTTCTTTGTGATATATAAGAAGGACAAGCAATTGTGCTTTCAAGTTGGTCAACAATTTCATCTATAGAAGAACCCTTTTTACCAGCTAAACTGATAAGTCTACTTAATCCCACCATGAATGAATTACAACCACCTTGTGAACCTTTATCTAAAAATATATGACAAAGTTGTCCAGTTTCTTTATGGAAATATGCTGTTATCCATAATGAGCCACAACCAGTTTGTATTTTACTACCATATGCTCTACAATTTTCTATTGAAGTATCTATACTAGAATCTTCTAAGGTGTTAACTTCGACCTCAACTTTTTCTTCTTCTTGTTGGTGAGCTGATTTTAAAATAGCTTCTCGTTTACAACCTTCTCTAAATATTGTTATTCCCTTACAACCTGTTTGGTAAGCCATAATATATAGGTTTGCTACATCTACCTCTGTAGCTGATTCTGGTAAATTTATTGTAGATGAAATACTTGCGTCTATATATCTTTGCCATGCTGCCTGTGTCATTATTCTGTCAACAGGATTTATTGTTTTGCTCCAAACTATCTCTTTAGGTAATTCTACGTCTTGTATATTTTTACTATTTATTCCGTATCTATTTAAAACTTGTTGTACGATTGGAGTTAAAACCATATAGTCCTCGTCTTTATCATGAAGACTTTTTGTAGTTCTCGTATATGCGTAGTCGAATATAGGTTCAACTCCCCCACTAACTCCTAACATCGTAGATATTGTTCCTGTAGGAGCTATTGTAAATAATTGGCTATTTCGTAAACCAAATGTTTTGATTAACTCTCTTGCGTCAGGTTTTACATTTCTTTGTACAAATTCTGAATTTAATATTAATTCTGCATCGAATTTCTTAAATGGACCTAATTTATTTGCTAAATGTGCAGATTCTTTTATACCTGAATCTACCATTGCAGCCCCTATAGTACCTATTAATTTTAGGCATCGTTCTGACCCATATTCAATTCCCAATTTCATAAGACAATCAGCAAATCCCATAATGCCAAGTCCAATTTGTCTCCAATCACCTACAGATTGTTTTTGTATTTGTAACGGGTGTAATTCCAATCCTTCATCTAATACTTTATTTAGAGCCTTTACTGCTAAATGAACAACTCGTTTAAATTCTGGTATATCAAATGCAGCTTTATCTGTAAATGGATAACTGATAAATTCAGCTAAATTTATTGCTCCTAATAAGCAACTACCTCCTGCTGGTAGAGGTTCTTCTGCACATGGATTCACGCCTGCAAATGAAAATAATCCTCTCTTTATATACTCTGTAAGTAAATTATGGTTATTAATATTGTCCCAATATAACATTCCTGGCTCTGCCCAGTCCCAGTTATTTTTAACTAAAATTTTAAATGTTTCTACTGCATTAGGTTCACCACTCATTACTCTGTTCATAAAATCAGCATTAGCTCTTACGGATATATTACAACCTTCAAGTTTATTATTTTCAGTTTTTGCATTTATAAAATCATTTATATCAGCATGGTCGGCATCCATTGATATCATTAATGCACCCCTTCTGCCTTGTTGTCCTATAGTGGAAGATACTTGGGAAAATGTATCCATAAAAGATACTGCCCCTGTTGTAGTTCTCGCTGAGTTATTAACTGGTGAGCCTTTTGGTCTTAGTTGTGATATATCAATACCAACTCCACCACCGTAGCTAAATGTTCTAGCTAGATGTTTAGCTGTGTCGTATATATCCTCTATGCTGTCCCCAACTGGTGGTAAGACGTAGCAGTTACTATAAGTTACTTTTCTATCTGTTACACCTCTTGCTGCCAGGATTCTGCCACCAAATAAGAATTTTTTATCTAATATTAATTGTCTTAATTCTTTGTCGTTATTTGATATTCTGTCTAGCCATTGGTCAAATGTTTCGTTTCCATTTTGATATTTTTTGTGCCATATATCTTGCCCCAATTCTGTTGTTAGCCATTGTTCTAGCTTCATATTATTACCCCCTATTTTCTTCTATTTCTTTTCCAGTGTGTTTTCTTGCTAGTTTTTTGTATTCTAGTTATATATTCGTTAAATGATTCACCAAACCACCATAATGGTACCATACTTCCACCCCCTTTTCATAAAAAAAATAACTTCTATATAATATATATAGAAGTTATTAAATATGTTAATTACTATTTATTTTTTATATTAAGCTATTAATTCAGCTAATTTACCTTGTAAAGCTCTTTTTATGCTTAATGCACCTGCTCTACTTATATTTAACTCTCTTGCTATGTCTGACATCTTTAAGTCTTCTTTGCTATCTAAAATCACTTCACAATATCTTTTTTGGTTACCTTTTAAGTCTAATGAATCTATGTAGTCTTTTATTTCAATGTCTGAAAATGTTTTAGATGTTGTTGATAGTTCAGCCACTCTGTCCTCGTCTTCATATGATGAAAAGACTTTACTTTGTGAATTAACTTTTCCCTTTTTTGTATTCATTGATTGTGTCAATGTTCTTAATGCGTTTCTAACGTATGTGCAAATCATAGTTATTATTTTACCATTTGATTTACTTTCATCATAAGTTGATAAACATTTCCATATATTTTCTACTATTAAAGAATCTCTAGTTGCATCATCTACACCTGTGAATCTTTTACTTGTTTGTTCAAATAATCTGTAGTTTTGTGTGTATATTCTAGCTATTACTTCGTTTTCTTGTCCTTGATTAAAGTATTTAACGTAGTCTTCGTTAGTATCAGCTCCTACATATCCTTTTGCTAAGTTAAAAAATAATTCATGTTCTCTCATTTTTTCATACCCCCAATATTTAATTTTTTATTACCTTTTCTTTTCTTTTTTATCTTAATTTCTAAGATACTTTAATTATACATCATCTTATATAATTCGTCAACCATTTTTTAGAAATTTATGTCAATCTTTTTAAATTTTAATACTTCTTCATCATAATCGTTAATATCCTTCTGGCAGCCTGTAGGATATACCAGTTGACTAAGTAACTTATGTTTATATAGCTTCTTAATTAATTTCTTGGTGCCTTCTTTACCTGCGTCATCGTTATCTAATGCTAATAAATAATGCCTTGCTGGTAATTTTAATAAAAGCTCATACTGTTTACCACCACCTGTACCGAATAAAGCTACGGCAGGTATGCCTAACTTCCATAAAGTTAATGCATTTAATGGTGATTCAACAATTACAACATCTTTTATATTTTCTTTTACTATCTTATCAGCTCCGTATAAAAAATCTGTTTTTGTAATACCTTCAGGTATATGGTAGAACTTTGTATTAACGCTTCTTTTTTGTACCCATTTAATATTCCCAATTAAATCAGCTACAGGGAATGTTATTGCATCAGCTTCTTTGTCGTAGCCAATATCAAATTCATCTATCACTTTATCAGTTAATCCCCTTTTATACATATAAGGGTGGTAGAACCTATAAGAATCTAGTATGCTTTCTGGTATAGTCTGATAAGCTGTCACATTATTTCTATCTCTAAAACCTAAGTTAAAACTTCTATTATTTACTTGCACTGTGCTGTACATCTTTTTTAGCCACTTATTACCAAAAACCCCTCCGTCTTTATAACCAAAACAAAATGAAATAAATTCGGGTAGGGTAGCTGTATATCCACAAGTAAAACAATGAACTGTACCAGCTTCTATTTTCTTATCACCTCTATATATAGTTGTTAAACTCATACCACAACTTGGTTTATGTTCTTGCCCCCCTTTATGGGAAGGGCAAGAAAATTGTATATTATCAATACCTGGTTTTATACTTTCAAGTAAAAATATTCCGTTTTGATTAAGTGTCGTTTTTAAGTCTTGAATTAAAGTTAACCCATCTACATTTATTTGTAAACCATTTATTTCAAACATCTGCTCACCTACTCTGCATAAGTTGAACCATCATCTGGGACATCTTCAATAAGTTCATGATGTCCAGAGTGATGTATTCCGTCTGGGTTATATGCTTCATCATTATCATGTACACTATAGTAATGTTGTTTAAATATTCTGTCCCCTTCTTCATCTGTATCTGCATGCCCTAAATATTTTTTACATATTCCACAAATTATATCTGTACCTTTTTGTTCGGTGTGTTCAACTTCCCATTTACATTTTTCATGGACGTAACCGGCTTCACTATAAACTGCTTTATCTTCTCTTACTAATTTTCCACAAATACCACATTCTATATATTTAGGCTTACTTTGCTCATGTTTTAAGGACTTATTACTAGAGGTATTTTTAGATTCATCTTTAGCAGTCGTATGGGAGCTTGATTTTTCATCTTTTTTAGTTGTTTTTTCTGATGTAGCTGATTTTTCAGTTTTTTCAGCTTCTTTATTAGTGTCTGTTGATTTTTCATCAGCTTTTGGTTGTAATTGTTGTTCTTGTTTAGTAGGAGCTTCGTTGTCCTTAACTTCCACTGTGTATCTACAACCTACTGTACTTATAGCTACTGTACTAGCTAATAATGATATTGCCATTGCTTTTGTTAATTTTTTCATTCTTAAAACCTCACTTTATAATTTAAATTTTGTATTGCTACTGGAAGGGGGCTTTTATAGGATAAACCCCTTAGAACCTTTTCTTTATTAAAGAACTGTTATTTTATTATTGTCATCTACTTCTATAAGTCCCATTGTTTGTAATTCATCTAATGCTTTTTCTACTAATACTAAAAAGTAGTCGTTATATGTTTCATTTTGTCTGTATGCTAATTCATCTGCTATTGTTTCTGCATATAATGTAGGTATTTCTCCTGTTTGGTCAATTACTTCTTGCACGTCTTCTCTTATTAATTCCCACACTGCTCCTGTTTTATTTTCTTTAAAATCTACCATTCTTATTACCTCTTTCCTTTTTCTTATTTCTTATTATGGTTTAATTATATACCCTTTTATATAATCTGTAAAGCGTTTTAATGAAAAAAGTTTTAATTTTTTTTCATGCAATAAAATAGAGGTTGCCTCCTTTCAACCTCTCTTTAAAAAATCAAGTATAATATTTTAATAAGTAAGATAATTTATAAATACTTTTAATGAATTGGCTTATCTATAATAATAGATTAAAGATTGCATACCTGCTTTGGTAAAATATATTCTATTATTTTTAATTTCTATATGATTATAATCGTCAGTGTTTATTATCTTGCCATCTTCTTCTTTAATATAATTATAGTCAATTAAGTGCTTTTTAATCTCACCATAGCTTTTTCCTGTAACTGCCATAGCTGCATTCATGTCTAAAGTTTTAATTCCCCATATTTCATATTGTTGCTGACTATAGTTTAACTCTCTTTTTAACTCTTCGTTCTCTACCTCTAATCTTTTTATATATTTATCGGCTATCTGTAATGCTATTGTCATATTTTCCATAACTTTTACCCCCTTATTTCTTTACTTATATAATATATAGAATATTTTACTAAAATGTTAAGTAAAAATTAAATGCTCCTACCGGGTACCAAGCCGATAGGAGCTTAACAAGGAAATAAGAATAAATAAACTTTAAAAGAAATTACTCATATATAATATATAGAATTATCTTTAGTTGTGTTAACTAAATTTCTAATATTCTTCTATGCAATCGTCCCAATGTGTAAAGGGTCTTATTTGTTCATCTAGCCACTGCATCATACAATCCTCGTCATGAAAATAATATCTTTGTCCTTCATACTCTAACACTAGAGCTTCGTCGTATATTTCTTCGTCACAGTGTTCACATTTTGTACCTTTTACCATAATAATAACCTCCAAATATTTATTTAATAAATATATAGAAATTATATTTTATTAGTTAAGTAGATTTTTAATAAAATCACGTCGATTAAATATATTACTTATTTCTTAAAAGCTCTTAGGCAGCTGTCTAGAGTGTCGATTTTAAGCAAGAAAAAACCCATATTATTAAATATGGGTCATTCTAAAAAAGAAAAGGGGTTCAAAGATATAAAATCTTTATATTTAATTAAGGGTATCTATATAATATATAGAATTATATGGGAGATTGTTAATTAAATACTTTAATATATTTATAGCTAAAATACATCTGTGACTGAACCATTTTCGTTTTTATTTCTTCTGGTATTTTGTAAAGGTAATTCAGTACTTACTTGTCTATCTTCTGTTTGCTCATTTGTAACATATGAAAACGTACCTTGGTCTATGTCCCATGCGTATATTAACTTTTTGTTATTTTCTCCGTATCTATTCTTCGGAATAAATAAACTCAACCCGGCTTTAGTCTGTACTAAAGAAATAACTCTAGTTGCATTTTGACCAATACCGTCTGATTCACCTATGTCGGCTAGGTCTGGGTTTTCTGGCTCATCTATGTCGGCTTTATTTCTATTAGCTTGTGCATCAGCTAATATAGGTATTTGAAATTCTTCTGATAAACTATACAAATCTGCTGAAATATTTGTTAATCTAATTCTTTTGTTTTCCCCTCGTCTTTCATCGTCCATTAATGAAAGTTGGTCAATCCCTACAATATCTGGTTTATACTTCTTTATTAAAGTTCGTAACATTGATGTTGTAAGATATTTGCCCCCTAAATCTCTTGGAGTTACTACTATATAAGGTTCTAGGTCTGTTTGTCTCTTTTGTAAATCTTCTTCGTATTTTTCATAATCAGCGTCGCTTATTGTTGCCCTCATTAACTGACGATTAGAATAATTCATTCCCAATGTATCGTGTCTATATGCTACTTGTAGAACTCCCATTTCTCCACTATAATGTAATATCTTCTTATGTTGATTATGAGCTTCGGTTAAAAACTTTTGTAATAACCATGATTTACCTTGGTTAACACGGCCTACAATTACTACAAACTCTTCACCAGGTAACCACCCACCTAGTATTTTATCAATTTCAGGTAGTCCAGTAGATATACCTAATAAACCGTCTTTATCTCGTTTAGAGTTTATATCTTCTATTCTTTCATTTATCATGTTATTTATATCGTGACCTTCTGATGTAACTGTACCTTGTAGTAACTTTTCAGCTTGTACTATTATATTTTGAAGTCCTTCATACGAATTTTGTTCTAATAATCTAGCATTTTTTGTGAATACTTCTACCCCTTTGGTATACAAATATTCTTCTTTTAGGTTCTCTATGATATACTTTGTTGGTTCTAAAACATCTACAACTTCAAAGTCAGAAAATCTAGCCAAAAAGGTAGCTAAATCTGGTACTTTTCCATAGTTTATATAGTGTGAATTTATAAAATTAAATTCACTATCATAATCGTAAAAATATCTTTTGTCTATTCCTGCATTTAAATATGATTCTAAATCGCCAGTATTTAAGATATTATTTATTGCCTGTAGTTGTATCATTCTTATAACCCCCTCTTAGATTCGTTTTTAAATTCAAAATGTTCTGATGTATCTAATATTCTACTAGCAAGTCTGTCTCCTACATTTTGAGCCAAATCTGCTCCATAATTAGTTGTGAATATATTAGATTTACCATTTATTATTCTTGAATTAATTAGGGGATATAAAATATTATGTTGGTATCTTGTAAGTTGGGTACAGCCGATATCGTCCCATATTACTAAATCTACCTCTGGGATTAACTTTTCCATTTCAGAAAATCTTGTATTTCTGTCATCTATGTTATTTTGTTTTTGCATTAGAAATTCATCTACATTAATAAATAACCCTCTACACTTCGTACCATTTCCATTCCAAATTTTACTAAAATAGGCACTCATTAATTTTATAGCCCATGTAGTCTTTCCATTCCCGTAAATACCACTGTGAATAACTGCATTAGAGCCGTTAGCCACCCAGTCTAATATATTATCCTTTATCTTACTTAATCGCTTATATTCGCTTATATCTGCCCCTGCTATTAATACTTGATTTTCGGGATACTGCATTCTTTTTGGGATATTTGCTAAATTCACTAAATAATAATATTGAAAATATATAGGACAACTACATTTGCATTGTTCCTTGTCTTTATATTCTTTACAGTTATTTTTAAACCAACAATCCTCTTGTCTAAAATTAAAAGATTTTACATCGTACATTTCATATAACCTCCTTCTCGTAAGTCGTCGTTTTAGTAAGCCAGGGGCTGTGGAAGGGCTTTCATATATACCAATGATAATTTATTCATGGCTGTTAAATTTTTCCTCCCACAGTCTGTAGGCTATCTAAAAGACTTCGTCGCTCCACTCTTCTTGTTCATCATCTCGTTTACTCATGTCTTTTGCTGTTCTATCAGTAGGTTTATAATTACCAGCTAAATATCCATTGTTACTATTTTTATAAGGTAGTTGATTCGTCTTTAATTCGTAAAAGCTCTTCCACTCATGGTCTAAAGTCTGATTAACTATTTTTATTTTATCCTCTGCCTTAGGAGCTAATTTATTTAATGTGCCAAGTAGTCGTCTAAAACCATTTAATGTCTTAATAGGTGATTTTAAATCTTTTCTCATTTGTATAAACTCCATAAGGGCTTGTCGTAGTTCTTCATTCGTCGTATACTCATTAACGGCTTTTTCTAAATCCTGTGCAATTGTATTTTTATGTTTTTTCTCCTTATTATTAAATATACTATTTAGATTATTATTAGTATTATTTATATTATTAGAAGTATTAGTATATATATCTATATTATTGGTATTCATTTTCACTACCCCGTGTTCATTTTGAATACACCCCTCATTGAATACACCGTGTTCATTTTGAATACCCCCTATTTGTGGGACAATTGCTTTATATTTACAAAATTTAACTCCATTTATAGTTTCATCTTCTTTTATTAGTAAACCTTGTTCTAAAAGTCGATTTAAATTACGTCTAACATTACTTTTAGTGCTATTTGTCCAATCAGCTAAATATTGTAAACTCCCTGTAAAATAAGTACCTTCTACATGAGAAAATCCGTGTATTATAGCATATATCATAAGGTCATTACCCTTTAGTCCTAATTCGGTTACCATCCAACCTTGGATTAATACAAAATTATCATTTTGAATCATACTACCACCTCTTCTTTTTTTAGTCTTAATATATTTTATAGTCTATTTTTTAATTTTGGTTACTCGTAAAGTTTTATATGATTTTTCTTCGTATGCCTCTTGTATATCCTCTGTATTTAAAATACCTTTATTTAGAAGTTCATACACCCTGTCTTCGTCAATTACCGGTTTATTTACGATACAGCTAGATAATTCATCAAGGTATGGTGAGCCCACTCTGTGAGCCTCGTCTATGATGTTTTTTAGCACTTCTATTAGCTTATCTTCATTCATAGTATTTTTAACTGCTGTAGTATAAGAAATTTTATATCCTATGTCGTCGAATGATTGTTTTTCAATGTCTCTTGCGTCTAATTCCTTTTTTAATTTTGTAGTGTACCCTTTTTCTAACTCTTTAAATCTTTTTACAGATTCTTTAGCTGAAAACGTATCCATAATAAGTCTTTTAAATTCGTGTTCTTTCATATTTATACCTCCCATTTAAAAAGTAGGATATTTAATTATCCTACTTAATATATAATTAATAGTCATATTCTGTTAACTATTATTTATCGTTGCCATTATATTTATTTGATACTTCTACCATGGCTCCCCTTGGAGTATGATTTTTAAACTCTGCAAATTTTTCTAAATCGTCTTCGCTATAATATCTTATTTTAGGATTTTTAAAATAAGTTGGTTCTGGTAAGAATTTTTGGTTTGTTTGAGCTTCATATTCGTACCATCTTAATATTGTAACTCTAGTTTTACCTATTATAGAGCTTACTTCTCCCAATGTATAATATCTTTTGTCATTAACTATTTTCATAAAAATTACCTCCTTTAGTCTAATAAAAATTGTACTAATTGTTTTTTGTCATTATCAACTATGGCATCGGACAATGCTCCCTTATCTTCTATTAGTTGATTTATCTTTTCATCTATAGTGCCTTTACAAAGTAGAGTTATTATATTAACTGTTCCTTTTGTTCCTATTCTGTGACATCTGTCCTCTGCTTGTTCTTTGGTTGCCATATTCCAAGGTTCATCTACGAATATTACTGTATCAGCAGCTGTTAACGTAAATCCTGTTCCTAAACAAGCTATTGTTCCTAAAATTACTTTACAAGATTTATCATTCATAAATTTGTCTTGCTGTGATTGTGTGTCTTTAATTTCTCCCGTAGCTATTGCCGGATTGAATCCCTTTTCTTTTAGTATCTCATATAAGGGATTAATAACTTG